CTCCGTACGGTTAGATGCCGGGTCGCTTCTGCCTGATTTGATCAAACTCGCGCGCCGACCCATCGAAGCCCGAACGGAATGCACCCAACTCTACTTTTTGTCCGGTCTGATACGTTGATGCGGAGCAGCAGTGGCCACCACCCGAACTCATCGACTCCGCCACGCCCAGAAACCGTAGGGGTGTGCGATGGAATCCAGAGGAAGCGAATCGCGCTTCGGATAAAAAAACTGGCGTTCCGAGCGCCAGTGATCGTTCTTGGATCATCGCAAGATTTGTATCGAGTCGAGTAACTTCTGAAGCTCATCCTCTGAAAGCTGATCTGGTTGCACGCTATCCGAAAGCTCCACGAGTTGCACATCATAGACTCGCCGTCGCAATCGATCGGCGATCTCAACCGCGGCTCCCCTGCCCGCTTCATCGCCATCGAGCATGATCGCAATTTGCGCGAAACGATCCGCGAGAAGATTTTCCTGTGCGATGCTCATAGTCGAACCCATGAGTGCGATACACGGGAATCCCGCTTGCGTCACTTTCATGCAGTCAAAGAATCCTTCGACCAGAACAGCTGATAATTTTGCTTGCACGCGATGCAGGTTATAAAGTTCAAGTGACTTATGAAAACCCGCCGGAAATTTGTAGCGCGGTTCCGTTCCGTCGATTGATCTCCCGGCATAGGCGATGAGTTCGCCGTTCGAATCATGAATCGGGATCACAATGCGACCATGCATCGATCCCTTGCCGGAAAATAATCCGACGCCGAACGTCTTCGCGATTTCATCGCCCACTCCCCTCTCATAGAGATACGGATGATAGTGATCGATGTTGCGAAGTTCGAACGTAAGCGGAAGATTCGATTCACCCTTCTCCATTCCGTTATTTTTTTCTGAAGCGGAAATTGTTTTGGGTTCCTTGTCTGCGGAAATATTTTCTGCGCGAGCGGATTCCTTGCCAGGCGTTGCCGATTGAACGCCGGCGGCCGGGACGAGAAACCACGTTTGCAATTTGATTGCAGCATCGCGAATGGAACATTTCTCCATCGCGGCGACGAAGTCGAGTACGTTCCCGCCGACTCGACCTCGCGCCTTGATGCAGGATTGCGATTGGCACGCCCAGGCTCCTCCCATCCCCTTGTTCAGAGTGGCGGTGAAACTCTCCGTGCTCTTATCCGAACGGTGCATCGGCAGCGGACATTTTCCCCGGAGTGTTGTCGGGTTCATGCGCCGCAGCGGGATGCCATAACGTTCGATCGCCATCTGAAGCGTGACTAGTTTTTTGATCTCATCGAAGCTCACCCAATCCATTTGTTTTGTTCTCCTTAGGTTGTTGATTTGCGTACTCCGGTAACCCTAAGGCTGATCGCGTGGGCTGTCAAATCCGTGTCGCGGAGATCCTCTTTCAAGTCGTGAAAAGCGTAAACTCGGCTCGATGTTCCAAATAGTGCACTCCGAATGAAAAGTATCGGGAGCCCTTGTTTTTGTTGGTGCACTGCGGATGAAACCAGCCAGTGCACCAGGAATGAAGTGGTGCACTCGGGATGAAACAATGGTGCACTCGGAATGAAGTTTTAGTGCACTCGGAATGAAGGGATAGTGCACGGCGAATGAAGTTTCGGTGCACCTCGAAATAAGCGCCGAGTAAATTATTGCCAGATCTTTCAGGCACGCCGCGACGTTTTTGGCTGGTTAGACTTTCTTAGAGTTCTTAGATAGACCTAAACAATCAACACGCATGTTGTTGATGGAAAAGGAGTTCCATGAAAGAATTAAGGCACTATGAACGATGAGAGGGGAACAACTGAAAAAGACAACTTTGGGGAAAACGACGGGACCGTACTTCAGGTGTCGGCGGAGACCTTGCCATCGACCGAATTTGTGAAGGTGGAAAAGAATCTGGCGTCGCTCGGATTCTTCACGCCTTCGAGTAATCGACTCCGAAACACTCAAGAGAAATCGTTTACGATCACGACTGTCGCCGACGGCCAACGGTTAGAGCTGAAGGGCACCATCATTCCATCCGCGAAATACGGATTGCCGATCACCGCGGACCAGGACAAATGGATAGCACTCTGCAAAATTTTATCGGACATCCTCCAAAGGGAGGGGCAGGTGACGAACCCGGTCTCGTTCACTTCCGCGGACATCCTCCGGCTCCTTCATAAGCATCGGCACAGCGGAAAGAATTATCGCGAAATCGAAGAGTGGCTCGATGTGCTTTTTTCAACGACGATCTTCTCTGAAGGTGTTGTGTATCTCGCCAAAGAAAAGCGCCGCGTCAAAGATCGATTTCGCGTCTTCGATCGCGTGGTGAGCTTCGGCAAAGAACTTGCTGACGGAAAAGTTGCCGACAAGAATTACGTGTGGCTTTCCGACTGGCAGATACAGAACATCAACAACAACCATTTGCTCCCGATCGACCTTGAAGCGTACCGCGAATTAAGAAACCACATCGCGAAAGCACTCGTGCCTCTTCTGCAGATTTGGCTCTACGCGACGCGAGACAAAGGTGTGTTTGAAAAACGATACAGTGAACTGTGCGAGATCCTGAACATCCGGCAGTACCAATACCGCTCACTCATCGTACAGACCCTCGGTCCATCTCTCGACGAGTTGAAACAGTTCGGCTATTTGGCAGACTGGCAGATCGCGGACACAAGCGACAAACACGGATACAAAATCATTTTGTATCACGGCGAGAAGTTCCATCGCGATCGCCGCGCTCGACTAACAAAACAGCGAACGCAGGCCGATTCGTCGCTACCCCGTCTCTACGATGATCGCGCGCGGCCGGCCGCGCCGCGCGAGCATGGAATTCGAACGCCACAATCACACACCCACGCTCGGCCGGAAAAAGTGTTCGATCCAGACCTCATCGCCGAGTTTGTCCGGCGGGGGATTACTGAAAAGAAAGCCGAGAACCTTCTCGCGAATCTGAAGACCGGCCAAGAACAGAACCTCATCGCGCAGTTGGAGCACGCCGAATACAGCGTCTTGCATTCGCGAACGCCGATCGACAATCCCGCCGGTTTCATCATCTACCTTATCGAAATGAACACGCCGGTTCCCGATGGATTCGAGACGAGTGCGAAGCGCATCGCACGAGAAACAAGAGAACGCCGGGATCATGCGCAACGGGATGCCGAGGACGCGCGGGAACAACTGGAACTCGCGTACGAGGAATATCGCGACGCCGAAGTCGATCAATACATCCGGGAGAATGCCGACGCTTTCGAAGCGATGAAGGATGCCAAGTGGAAAGAAGACCAGGCGCGGTTCAGCTTCGCAACCGAGAGCATGGCGCGAATGGAAATCCGATATCAGATCCGCGGGCAACTGCCTCTCCTCACCTTCGAGGAATTCTTGACCCGAAGAGAGCAGGGGGGCGATTTTTCCTTGAAACTAGTTGCGCACTCCCCAGTCGCCGAGTCCCTCCTCGTCATCGCGCCGCCCGAAGAGTTGATCGCCGCGCAGGATCCTTCGAGTGTTCCAGCGGATCTTCCGGAAGCGGCTCCGGCGGGCGACTCGGCGAACGCACCCGAAGTTGAACCGGAAACGAACCTGGCAATGCCGGAGCCGATGATGATCCAACTCGCCTCCGAACCTCCTTACCTGGAACCGGGAGAGGCCCCCTCCGAGACAGGTCTCGCGTAGGAGACCGATGCCTATCGGCTCCCCATCTCGCCGGTTCAGGGTATGGGGCAGGGTATAGGGCGCGGTCTAGAGTCGTCCCCATACCCTCGAAAACTGGCGCGCGGCCGAATGGCCGCGTAAATAGTCGGCTAGCGCCAGAACTGGGGCGCGCACCCGTTGCCGTCTTACCGCCGGCTGCCCGTATTTTCGGCAAGGGCCGCTCCACTATCGTTTCGGGATGACCGTCTTACCAGACGATCACCAAAATACGGGCAGCCGGCGCTATCGCCCTGCCGACCGCGCCCATGGGCGCGGCGGCGCTCCGCTGACCGCTTCGGGCAACGGGTGCGCGGAACTGGCTTAACGGGTTCCTTGAAAACCGGCAACTAATTCATTGCCGGAATCCTGCGAACTAGTTTCAGGAGAACTAATGACCGGTTGGGGGCGAATCGATTTGACACCCTGCCACACGGCCGTATTATTAGTCCAATATGACAAAACCCAAAAAAGGAGGAGCAAAAAAGAAGGCGATGACGTTGGAGGATTTTGCCGGAGCGATCCAGAAGGACCTTGCACGCATGGCGACCAAGGACGGTCTGGAACAGTTGGCGACCAAGAAGGATCTCGAACGGTTCGCAACGAAGGAAGATCTGACGACCGGCTTGTCCGACGTTAGCGACAAGATCGCCGTGGCCAAAGAAAATCTGCAGGACCAGATCGCGGGTCTTCGGTACGCGAAAGAAATCGACGAGCTTCGGGAACGGGTCAACACGCTCGAAGGCAAAGTGGGCATCAAGCCCGCCCGCGCGGCATAACTTACTCGCCCCTCCCATGACGATCACGAAGTGCGACATCTGCGCCAAGCAAATCAAACGGGAAGATATTGAACTTTCCGTGTCTGTATGTACGCCGGCCGACTTTTCCAGCCACACCATCTGCAGCGCGTGCGGCACATCCATTCTGGCGTTTCTCAATGACCACTGGTTGTTTGCTGAGGGTGACGACCGCCGCAAGCGACGCTCCCGCCGCCGCTCGGCATAATCCCGCGATGGCGACGATCGAATTCACGGTTTCAATCATTCGGAAAGGGAAGGACATTACCTTGCGCGAGGCAGTGAGCTTTCCATTGTCGGCGCGCCGGCTACCCTTGACGCCCGCTGACCAGCTCGCACTGAAGAAGGCCTAAATACCCGATTGCCGGCCGCATACATAGCGTCCGCAGGGACGCTTATCCCTGGCGGGTGGGATCGAACAATTTGCTCATCCCGGGGTCCAGCGCAGCAAGGAATTCAGCTATCAGTTGCTCAATGAGTACGAATTGCTCCGCCGGGTTCCACACGCGGTGTGGGGGTTCTTCGAATTTGAAACGTTCCCTAGTGAGATGTGCCAGGCGCCAATCGAGCATGTCCCGATACTCCTGGAGCCAGTCAGGTGCTTCGAGTAGCCGCTGGAAACTCGGCAACAGCTTACTGACGTCCGGCAGATAATCGTAAACAAAAACGTCCTCGTGATGACTCTTTGAATGATTCCCACGTGGATAGAAAAACTCCAGCAGCAAGCGGAAATGCAATAGGCAGGATTCCCGTATCATCGCATCCGCCGGCACGCCGTACTTGGAAGCCCCCCACAGGGAAACTCCATTTCTAAATCGGTTGATCTCGAAACTGAGATGCTTCTTCATCATGCGTTCGAGTTCATCGAGTGTCGGTTCCGATCGAGGTTTCATTTTGCGGAACGCCATCTTGACTTGCTGATACGTTGAAGATCGCCGCCACGATTCGATCGCCACTGGCTCGCCGTAAATGCACTCCCGTATGGTCGCTTCTGCCGCGTGCATATCCCGCGCGTGGCTAAGCCGCGGTGCCACGAGTGGATGCTGCCTCAGTCTTTTTTCCAGGGCTGGCATTCCCGAATCCAGGTGAACTTCCGACATGAAAAACCTCCTTCCCACATTCTCACACACAAACACACACAATCACAATCGGGATCTAGGCTCTTCCGTGTTGATTAAGTCACTTGACATGTAGAGCTGTATGGCTGTATAACTTGTTTTAGGAAATCTCTTGAGTGAACACAAGAAGGCGACGTTCAATCTTGATGCCGATCTTCATCAGCATCTGAAGGTTTCGGCAGCTATTCAACGACGCGAGATGGTAGGGTTGCTGGAAGAGGCGCTTCAAAGCTACTTCGGGTGGAACCGTATGACTGACATTGAAACCAAGGAACTGAAGGTCTACGAACTGGCGGACTCGCAAGGTAAAGGCCAAGAAGCACAACTTGACTTCGGTTCCTGTGCGAGTGCGCTGGGGTGCAACGGGAGCGATCGTACGATAGCCGCGCAGCTCCTACAGTATCTTGATGCCGAGGGCAGGATCATGGTTGATGTTTGGGACAGCAAGCAGTACAAACCCCTGAGATCTTTTCCAGATGCGCACGCTGTCGATAGGAATGGAGGATACCTCCACGTGCGGTTGACCGTACCAGGTCGGATTCGGCAAGAACAGTTGCAGCAGCGCCAACGCTTTGAAACCGCCCAATACACGACCCATCCGCCACAGGCTCCCGGAGCCTAAATCCCACCCGCACCTCACCCAGCGTGATCTCGCCGCCCGTGCGGTCGAGCATCGTGGTCCGTGGCCAGAAGGATCGGTGCTCATCGAAATTTGACCGATGGCATCACTTCGAGTTAGCGTTTTCGGAGTTCTTCCCACCGCTCTGCCAGCCGGCATGAGCAATCTCATCCGAAAGAGGACTCCGCATGACTGAACCGCTCCTGTCACCGACAAGCAAGCTCGCCGTGCCGCTCGTATCCGCGACACCGAGACGTTTCATCAATCAGGTCGTGAACGCCGATTGTCTGACCCTCAGCGGACACCACGATCCGGCCATACGTGGACACCAAAAATGCGGCCAAGGAAAGTGGACCCCACAGCGGTTTTCGGAGCCCTACACACACAATAGGAGGCAGTCACTCTTGAACTTGGGGACTCTGTCCCCAAGCCCCTGGGATTTAACGCATTCGGGCCAGGATTCCCGCACGGACTCACGTATAACCCTGAGGCTCCGGGCGGCAACGAGGCCCGGCTCTGCAGCCAGCGATCCGTTGGCCGCATTTTTGGTGTCCACGTATGGCCGCATTTCAGGTGTCCACTGAGGGTCTGACCATTCTTCCGCAGATCCCAAGTCGAAGCATCGATTTCGTGCTGACGGACCCGCCCTATCTCGCGCACTATCTCGACCGCACGGGGCGCACCGTACAAAACGATCGCCGCGACGCCTGGCTTGTTCCCGCTTTCGCCGAAATTTCCCGCGTGCTCAAACCCGGCCGCTTCTGCGTCAGCTTCTACGGCTGGCCCAAAGCCGACAAGTTTCTTGCGGCATGGAAAGCCGCGGGATTGCGGCCCGTGGGCCATTTAGTCTGGTCGAAGCGCTACGCATCCGCCAAGCGTTTCGTTGCCTACTGTCACGAACAAGCGTATCTCCTGGCAAAGGGGAATCCCGCTCAGCCGGCTCGCCCGATCCGCGACGTGCTCCCGTGGCACTACACCGGGAACCGCCTGCACCCGACGCAAAAGCCGGTACCGTCGCTGAAGCCGGTAATTGAAGCCTTCACCGACCAGGGCATTTCTACTGTAAGAGAAGCGGATGACTGGAAGGAAGCACGGGAGCTGGTGGCTGGATTATTTAGCAGATCGCCACGTGCCAAAAAACAAATCGTCAGCCCACCGTCGTCCCCCTTCTTTCATTGCGGTTGCGGGAGTTGCTTGTAAGAATCGTCTAATCTCGTCTCGGCCATACCGGTGGCTGAGCCATCGCCAATCATCGAAGTTGCCCTCGTTGATGAGTCGAATGATTATGGTCTCTTTATCACCGTGTGGATCGAGATCCGGGAACCGGAACAACCAAGGCCGAGGCTCGCAGGCTTCGGACGGGTGAGATTTGGGCTTGGTTGTACGGTGAGTGGGGGGCATACGAGGGAAAGATATTGCGCTGCGGTGGGTACACTTTACCTCGGAGCGGAAAGAATCTGGAAGAGCAGTGACTTCGTGGGCACCAAGCTGCCGACCACTCTCGAAGGGGCGACCGTCACTTTTAATGACATCCCAGCGGCGATCTACTACGTCAGGCCAACTCAACTGAACGTCCAGGTGCCCGACGGTCTGCCAAATGGTGGGGTCACGGTCAAAGTGACGACGTCGAATGGCTCGGTAACTGCAGGCGTGCAGCACGCAACTGTCGCGCCCGGTCTATTCATCAGCACCCAACTCAAAGCGAATGACGGCACCATCTACTACTACCCGGCCGCTGTCCACACAGATGGAACTCTGGTGGGCCGCGACTTTATCATTGCCGGCTCTCGCCCCGTCGTTGCCGGAGAAACCATCCTGGTCTTTGGTACCGGCTATGGGCCGTCGATTCCGCCGCAACCCTCCGGCCTTCTGGTCAATGCGTCGCCACTTGGTGGTCTTGTCACTGTCAGCATGGCTGGCAATCGCGCGCTCGTACAATCGGCCACGCTGGTCTCCCCAGGCCTCTACCAATTCAATATGATTGTTCCGCTAGGCCTCAATTCCGGCTTTGACTATGCAATGCAGATCGGGTTCTTGGGTGGGGCACAGTCGCAGGTGGGAATCTATCTCCCTATTCAGTAGAAGTTGACGCCGCTACCTGAATCGCCAACAAGCGCACTCATAAGAAAAGGGCAGGAAGATCCTGCCCTCGAATTTGTTAACCGCCGCGAGCCCCACTCCGCGCAGGAGACACCCGCTCCAGAAACGAGCCGAGCCTGGCCGTCGCCCGGAACTGCGGAACTGCCTCCAACTCCTTGAATGCCGACGTAAAGGCGTTCGACAAACTCCACATAGTCCGCGGCTGGAACTCTTCCACCTGCGGGTCGAAGTAGTTACCGTGAACCAGGCGTGCCAAATGGCGCGGCACCTCCAGTTCACTCTCAACGAACGCCTGGTAGATGACGAGCTTGGCAGTCACGTCCGAAATCTGGCTCTCCCGCCACACCTCGATCTGCCTTTGCATCGGTTCGAAATTCCGCTGCATTCGATCCACACCAATCGATAGAGCATCGACGAGCGAAAAGCTTTTCGAGTGCTTGGCTAAGACAGGTGTAAAGTCCCCGCTGAAGGCCATATTGTCGCAAACCAAGACCCGATAGCCGACAGTAAGCGCAAGACGCATCGACTTGTCGTTGGCATTGCGTAGGCCGATGGAAAACCGGCAACCATGCATGCCTGTTTCGAGGTCCATGACGCCAAACATGCGCATGCCATCGTGCGAAACAGCGTACTCGTCACGAACCACGCCGATGTGCCGGAAGCCCAACGTCTCGACCACCGCCTGGACAATCTCGTGATGTGGGATTGGTTGATGAGTTCTCGTAGATTCCGGGACGGGAATGTGTTGCAAATCCGCCCTGGTGATCTTTCCTGTCTGGGAAAGTAAAGTTGCGGTCATAAAGAACGTACTCCTTTGTGATGTTCAGGCGAGGTCAAGCCTCACCTTCCGCGATTCACTCTAGGCTGCCAGGCCACGATGAGAAAGAGGACTAAACTTGCCCAAAGCGCAAGGAGGCGATGGCTCCAGCTGCATCCATTGGAGATGGACCGGCTCGTCGTTCCCGCTCTTTCGGGCATAATCCGCCGTCCGCTACGGCCATGAAGAGAGGCGGTGCTGGATCGCGAAAAAGCGCTTCGGTGAAGGGGACGAATGACGATAGGTTCTCGACTCCGCACTGATGATGCGTACTGGAGCAGTTGGAAGAGAACCGGGATCAGCCAAGCGCTCTCTTCACCGCTCGTTGATCGGACCGGTGGGCCGAGCGGCGCTTCCAGTAAGCCTTAAGCCGCGGGTAAATTGACGCGGCCTGGACCGATAGGTTCACCGATGGAACAAAGCAAATCAGAGTGTTTTGTGATAACTAGCATCCCGGAACGCCGACCAACAAGAAGAATCGAAGAGAGAACACAAATAAGGCGATCAACGTGTCTCGTTTTGACTTCTGTGCGTGCTCATTGCTAGGATGAGTCGTCGTGTTTCCCGAGAAAGCATTTGGAGCTACACGATATAACTCTTTGAAATCGTTTCCTAATCTGAATGTCCGAATTGGAGGTGGATCGTGCCTCTTCCTGCGTGGCTGGATGCACTTCGCCAAACGGAGGTCATAGCTGCCGTTCGTAGCCTGCCGGAGACAGGTGGAAATCATTTCCGCGGTCTCCATAAGGATGAAGTCGTTAACCTAGTAATCGGGGGCGGTCAGGCTGATTTCGACCTGCCGTACAAGCACCTCACCGCCAGGGATCGGGCGCTGCTCTACGCCTACTTTAACCAGCTTGGACATCTTGAGGAACTTCACGAAGCGTTCACGCAGCTCTTCGGCACAGGGCGACCAGATCAGCCACTCATCGTAGTAGACGTGGGGTGCGGACCGTTTACTGGCGGACTGGCTCTGGCAGCCGTCCTCGGCCCTGAGATTCCATTCAGCTATATTGGCGTTGATCGCTCATTAGCGATGCGCGAATTAGGCGAGCACTTCGCTAGCGCTGCGGAGCGCGTTGGCGCGTTCAATTGCGCTGGGCGGAAGTGGGTACAAGACGTAAACGCCATTGACTGGACCAACGCACCAGGATGGCGCCCAGTTCTGGTTATTGCGTCTTATCTTTTGGCGAGCCCAACGCTGAATGCGGAAGCCCTAGTTGCGGAGCTCGATCTACTTTACACACGTTTCGGAAGGGGATCCGTGACAATTTTGTACACCAACTCGCCGAACTCTACACCGAATCGGAGCTTTGCGGCTTTCAGAGCAGCCCTCGAAATGCGGGGCTTCGCCGTAATCGCTGACGATCATGGATCGATCACTATCAACCGGTACCAGGGCTCTAAGGAACGAAAACTCCGGTATGCGCTGCTCCATCGCGGAGAACAGCGGATTCTCGATGTCCAGGAACCCCGATGAAGCTACCCACATGGGATGAATTAATTCTAGAACAGCTGAACGTAATGGAGCATCCATTAGACCAACCGCTATTTGTGGCAGGTCCGCCTGGTTCAGGGAAGACAGTCTTGGCGGTGCGCCGGGCGGAAATGGCTTCCGATAAAGGTCAACCTGTGGCCCTCGTAACATATAACCGCATGCTGCGAAGATTAGCCGCGATCCTGACTGGTGGTGATACCGTTGCGAATACGATGCACCGCTTTGCGTACCTCGATTATCGGAACCGAACGGGTACCGCTCCTCCCGGGTTCTTGTACCGCCCGAGCTACGACTACGATTGGGATACGATGTTGGCGACGCTGGATGGACACGCCAACGCTGAAGCCAACTGGGATCATGTTGTGGTAGATGAGGGACAGGACCTTCCTGAAGGGTTTTTTCGATACCTTCGTCGACACGCCGCTCGTGTATTAACTGTTTTTGCAGACGAGGACCAAGCTCTAGACGATCGCAGAACGACTTTGACGCAGATTCGGACAGGGGCAGAACTCCCGAATCCTATTCTGCTTAAGGAGAATCACCGAAACCGTCCCGAAATTGCGGCGGTGGCTGAGCACTTCCATAGCGGCGTGCTGCCCGCTGCCACGCCGCGGCGACCTGTCCTCGGGCAACGACCGCGGCTGATCCAGAGGCCGTCAATCGTCGACACCGTCGAGCTAATCGCAACATGGCTTGAGAATCGTGGGGGAACCATCGGCGTCATTGTTGCCAAGAACTCAATGGCTGAGCGTGTTCGCCAGGCACTGACGAGCCGCTTATCCGGAAGGCGCGTCGATTGCTACACTTCGGGAAGGAACAATGAAGACCAGATTCAGCTTCTCGATGACGGTGTTACGATTCTGAACAAGAAGTCTGTCAAGGGACAGGAGTTTGACTCGGTGTTCCTTCTGGAGTTGGAACAGTTTGTTCCGTGTGCGACCGAGGTGATGAAACGGGGCATGTACATGATGTGTTCGCGAGCGCGTGACCATCTATTCTTAGTGTATGGAGCCGCCGGCTTGACTGCCGCTGCGATGAAAGCGTTGCCGGGAGCCGATGTTCTGGAGCGTGGATGAGCGTAAAGCAGATTCCAATGGATTTCGTAGTTCCGGAAAGGAGGATGGACGGCCCCGTTGCTATGGGAAGCCTTTGGCTCGGCCTCACGGTGGATCATCGTGTTCTCTTTGAGGGACTTCAGGATGATTGGCTGCGCCCGCGTGAAGGAACTCACGGCTACGTCTTGGGTCGTCGAGCTTTCCCTGTCAATCGCGACGAACTCGCTGAGGGGCATCGCATTCTTGTTCGCATAAAACTAGATCCTACGCACCTCCCCCGATTGCCGGTTTATCGTCTTCAGGCTGGCGAATGGGCGCTTTCTTCAGTCCTTGCTGATGGGCCGGGCGATTCTCCTATCTTCTGGCCCGGCGTCATCCCGACCTTCGCCATATCAGACTTATTGGTCTCTTCAGATGAAGAGAGAGCACGGCTTGCCGGATTGGCCCGGCAGGTTTCGAACGTGGCACTGCCGTCAGTGCCACGCACACTGAGGCCTGGAAAAGACCTTGCTATTCCCCCGAGCGCCCTACCGCCCGAGCCAAGAGCGGGGATCGAATTGCCCGCAGGGTTAGACGCAGTCCGCGGTTCCATCGCAATGGGGATGTGGGCTATCCCACGAGTGGAACCATGGGCCGATTTGCTCTGCAAGAGTTTCGGACCCAATGCGATGGAGGAGCTGCCCTCGCTTGCCGGGTACCTTCACTCACCGTGGTGGGTTGCACCGCCCTGGATTCGGAGATCGCCTCAATTACCCCTCTCTGGGCAAGAGCATCTATGGCTCGCTGCGATTCGTGTTTTCAGTAGGGCGCGCGCGGCACCGCAATTATTGGAATCCGACCTGGTACAACAAATTGTTGAAGATGCCGGGCGCACCGCGTCGGACGACGACTTGCGCCGTCTCGGGGCTTGGGCAGACGAAACAAACCTGATACTCCGAGGAAATACTCGACTCGAATTAAAAGATTGGAAATTGAATCCAGTCAGTAAGGCCATCCAGCTGGTGTTGGCACGCCCAGATCCCTCAAGTTTCGCGAAGTGGAAAGACGACCTTCCCTCGTTGCCACCGACTATCTGGTTCTCGGCCGCGGCCCTGTGTGGGCTCGTACATGGGTATCGGCGCCTTCCGATGTCGTTCAGGGGAGACGTCGAACAGCGACGTTTATTTGCGATTTATGCCCTTCATGCACTCGGTCCTGCGCCGCTCCCTGAAAACTGGGCCGCTTTAGTGCGAGCGGCCCCAGAATGGCATCGGGACTCAGGCGACATTGTGTTTTCCTGGTCGCGAACCGTGTATGCGCGAAAGGCTGAACACGCACGAGCAAAATGGTTCACCTCGGATTTGGAGGACATAGCCGTCAGGAAGTCGGCAGAAGAAATTAGTCGGGCCAATCGGTGGCCTTGTGTTACTACCAGGGTCATTGTCCCAGGATGCGAGGTCCCGTTCTCCGGTGAATCCGTAGAAGTAATCGCGGGTCCACCGCAACATCTGGCGATGAAGGGCCGTACAGAATTCACGCTGCCTCCCGACGCGGTGTTTGAGCCGATTCTTGATCCAAAAGAATTCCGTCGGTGTATTGTGACCGAGGGGGCCACCGTTCCTATACCGGGGCCGCCGCAGCGAATCCTGCCGACTGCAGTATCGATAGAGGTTCCGAAGCCGATCGGTGTTCCTGGGTTAGCTTATGTCCGAGAGTTTTTAACTGAGGCTCAACAGGCAGACCTGATTGCAATTATCGATAAAGGCGAATGGAATTCTGAGCTTCGCCGCCGAGTTCAGCATTTCGGGTGGCGCTACGACTACAAGACTCGCGAGATCGATATGTCGATGAGACTAGGTCCCTTACCTCCATGGGCGAGCGCGTTAGCAGAGAGGCTTAATTTAGAAGGGCTTCTACCGCACGTCCCTGACCAGGTGATTGTGAATGAGTACGTTGAGAATCAGGGAATCAGTAGGCACATTGACTGTGTCCCTTGTTTCGATGATGGTGTGGCGATGATCAGCCTCCTTGAATCGTGGGAAATGATATTCCAGAAGAAGGGCGAAGGGACACAAGTGGCCAAGCTACTAGAGGACCGTAGCGTTACAGTTATGAGTGGCGATGCGCGTTACCAGTGGTCACACGAGATTCCTGCGAGGTACTCGGAGCCCACTGGCCTGCGTCGGCAGCGGCGGGTCTCAGTGACTTTCCGCAAAGTGAAGGTGAGCGACACTCCTCGCCTTCGCGAATCCCGCGGCCGTTCTCGCAATAGCGGTTTGCCCGCGCGCAAGAAAGCCTTGTCCTCTCCCGTGCAGGTCAAGGTTGATCGAATTCGCGCAACAGATCCGACATTAATGGCCACCAGGACCGCCGATGAGTCGCGTGGGATGGCAAGAGAAATAGATGTCCAGTTGCGGGCACACGAAGGAGGCATAGTAGTTGCCGCCCGTCAGGTACAGGATGGCGACAAGGCACTCGCGGCACGAATCACTGTCGTGGACATCCGCACGTTTCAAGACGGAAAGCTGATCACGAGTAAGCAGTTTCATTCGAACGAAGGCCGCTTCCTATACCATGCCATCCAACTTAGAAGAGTTGTGGGTACAGAGGGTGACCTTCATTACGGTGACGAAGGGTTGTGGTGGCTAGTGTACCCCATGAAGGGTAAGCAAAGCGTTCAGATGTATTGGCCGGACCGACCGATAGACCACGGCAAACAACTACCACCTGGGAGATATTGTGCTGCGTTAGAAATCTGGATTGGAGAGAAGAGTCTTCGGTTTGAGGCGCTCTGGGAAATTGACGCAGAACACAGGGTTACGACTTCTAGGATCGAGCGCAAATGAAGCCACAAACGCACGGCCGAGCGCGCGCAGTGTACCGACAACGTACATCGGAGAGCCCAAAAGAGCCTAAGTCAGCCCAGATAATCCGAAGAGCTCTTCCCCCTATGCCTCTGCATCTGTGGGAGTTTCGCTGATTCTAAAAACCACTTGCTTGCTGGCATAGCGGCCCTGAAAAGGCTGGCGTCGGCGCTTGGCCCTGGCTTCTTCCACGGGAATTCTTCGTCGCTGGCCTCTGCTACGCGTCGTCTGCACCCCCGTTGTTTTCGTTGACAGATTCGAGTAAAGTATGCAGCATTACCTCTAAAAGGAAGGAGCTGCAATGGCGAAACAAGCTAACGTCATTTCGCATTGGTCGCAACTCATCGAGAATTTCCAGACCTCATCGCTTGACTTCTATACCTCCGTCGAGAGGGCGGTCGGAACAAGGGCTGTCCCGGAGATCCACTGGAGTCGCGTGGAGCACAAGGAAGGCGGTCTCGCCAGCGCAAACCGAGAGTACGTTCGCATGCATCGTGGCAAACATGCGTTCGATATCTGTGCGGCGCCCTTCGGCACCGGCTTCTTCATCTCATGGTGGTTTACGGAACCGCCCTTGCGCTTCGGCTTTCTCTATACCGTCGCCGTCTTTTTTGGAGTCCTAATCGCCGCCGACATTGCCTACACTATGGGCTTCGCGTTGGGAATAGCGATCTCGGGATTTGGCCTCGGCTTCCTGATGGCTGGCGCTGGTGTGTTCTTGGGCGTACCACTTCTGCTCTGGCTCATCGGAAATGGCCTGCGTCAAGGCATTATCCTGGGCGAAAGTATGGTTCTGGCAATGCCGCTCGTCGGCTGGCTATACGAGCGGGTTTTCGCTCCCGCAACTTTCTATAACCTTGATACTGCTCTGATGTTCCAGGAAGCAGTACACAATGCCGTCCTAGAAGTGCTCGATTGTGTCACCGCGGACAAGGGAGTTCGCGCGCTTACCGAAGCTGAGCGCAAGCCCATCATGAAGCGCTTAGCTGCGTCGGTCTGATGTATGTCTTGCGAGTCTTCGTCTAGCGAAGCCCTGACTCGGCAGTTCTATAACTGGGAAGTCCGGGGAAGGGGATGGGAAGTCTGGGGCCAGCCGGTTGAGCTGGAGCCGCCGTTCCGTCCTTTCTTCGGTCACTTCCTCGCGGGGATGCCCGGTACCCGAAAAGATGACGGTCGAAAACCGACGTTTCTAAGTTCGTTCTTCGATCGGCTCAAACCGATGGGTACCGCCCCTGAGTTGATTGCCACCGAGGAGGAACCGGCAGCCACGTACCTGACGGATGAACCCTCCATTCTTGAAATACAGACCGCGCTTCCGCCGGAGATGAAGATCACCAAAGATGCTGCCAGCCAATTCCTGCTCAGTCTGGGACACGTCTCCCGTCCGGTCAGTTTCGAGGTTATCGGCACAGGCGAATCCATCGTGGTGCAAATGGCCTGTGCTCGACCCGATCACCGCCAGATCCGCGAACAACTGCAAGCGTACTTCCCAGACGCGATCCTCACGGAGCGACACGGACACCTGGGAGCGCTATGGGATGAAACCGGGGCACGCGAGAGCGTTGCCGTTGATTTCGGTTTATCGAAAGAGTTCATGCGTCCTCTACGTTCTTACGAACGGTTCGATCCTGATCCGTTGGCCGGTCTCATTGGAACCATGGCCGAACTATCGAAAGATGAAGTTGCCGTATTCCAGGTGCTCTTCACCCCAGTACGGCATGCATGGCCGGAGAGCATCATTAGGGCAGTAACCGATGCAGAAGGCAACTCCTTCTTCCTTGATGATCCGTCCATGATCAAACTGGCTGCGGATAAAGTATCGTCGCCGCTCTTTGCCGCGGTCGTCCGCGTTGCCGCTCAGAGCCCACGGAGAAAGAGGGCGTGGCGGATCGTCCAAGGCATCGGCAAATCACTCCGCCAATTTGCCGATGCTGCCAGCAATGAGTTCATTCCGCTTGCAAACGATGACTATGAGGATGGGCAACACGCGCGTGATGTCGTCGCGCGAGCGAGTTGCCGTTCGGGCATGCTGCTCAACTGCAATGAGCTGCTCTCACTTGTTCATCTACCATCGGCGTCCGCACGGACAGTCAAGCTCAAGCGGGAAGAACGGCGGACGAAGGCGGCGCCAGTTCTCGCATTCGGCCACAAGCTTGCCATAGGCGAGAATCACCACGCCGGCAAAACCAAACACATAACGATGAGTCCCGACCAGCGGGTACGGCATATGCACGTTATTGGGACATCCGGGAGTGGTAAAAGCACGCTCCTGTTGAACATGATTGCTGAGGACATTCGGAACGGGGAAGGCCTGGCGGTGCTCGATCCCCATGGGGATTTGATTGACCAGGTGCTCGGTCACATTCCCGAGGAGCGGATCGGTGACGTGGTGCTCGTTGATCCCTCTGACGAAGCCTATCCCATCGGATTCAACATTCTCTCCGCTCACTCCGAGCTTGAACGGAATCTTCTCGCGTCGGATCTGGTTTCAGTCTTTCGCAGACTCTCGACCTCCTTTGGCGATCAAATGACCACCGTGCTGGCCAACGCCATCATGGCATTTCTAGAGAGCGATGAAGGGGGGACTCTCTCGGACCTTCGAAGGTTTCTCGTTGAGCCTGGCTTCCGAGCCGAGTTTCTCCAGTCGGTTCGCGACCCTGAGATTGTGTACTACTGGGAGAAAGAATTCGCGCTTCTCGCGGGTAAACCGCAAGGCCCGATCCTGACCCGGCTCGATACCTTTCTCCGACCCAAGGTCATCCGGTACATGGTTTCGCAAAAGCAGAACCGCATTGATTTCGCGGCGATTATGAATAGCCGAAAGATCCTCCTGGTCAAGCTTGCCCAGGGTCTCATCGGCGAGGAGAACTCATATCTCTTAGGTACACTCATGGTCTCGAGGATCAATCAGATGGCCATGAGCCGCCAGAATATGGCCGCTTCGGAGCGCAAGCACTTCTATCTCTATATCGATGAGTTCCACAACTTTATAACGCCATCGCTCGCAGCGATTCTCGCCGGTGCACGGAAATACAACCTCGGGCTGATCCTCGCGCACCAAGAACTGCAGCAGCTTTCGACTCGCGACGGTGACGTGGCAAGTGCCGTGATTTCGAATCCATACACACGAGTCTGCTTTCGACTCGGCGACTTCGACGCAAGGAAGCTGGAAGACGGATTCTCTTATTTCAAAGCCAAAGATCTCCAGAACCTCGCGGTCGGGGAGGCGATCTGCCGCATCGAACGGGCGGAGTATGATTTCAATCTGAAGATCACGCCGCTTCCTGCGGTGGAGCCGGAGGTCGCCGCACGGCGTCGGGAGCAGATTATCGCCTCCTCACGGGAGCGATATGCGACGCGGCGCGAGGATGTAGAGACGCTGCTTCGTGCCGGGCATTCGGTCGCGGAGGAGCCGTCGGCTCCCGCTTCGAGGAAGACGGCGAAGATCAGGGTTCCCGTTCCGCTCCCGACTGAGAAACTCGCAACGGAGGAAACCCTACCGGCGGTCGCGACACCGGGCCGCGGGGGAGAGCATCATAAATATCTCCAGCAGCTCATAAAGCGCTGGGCGGAGGCTCGCGGATACGCGGTCACGATAGAAAAATCGATCCTCGACGGTCTGGGATCGATCGATGTAGCTTTGGAGAAGGGGAACCGTTCGGTCGCGTGCGAGGTGTCGGTGACCACCGATCCCCAGCACGAAGTCAGCAACGTTCAAAAGTGCCTGGCCGCTGGCTTTGACGAGGTGATGCTCATTTCTTCGGAGAAGAAGGTGCTCGCCGCCGCGCGGCACGCCCTGGTCTCGGTGCTCAGCTCCGCTCAGTACCGGCAGGTGAGGTTCCTGACGCCGGAGGAACTCTTCTCTTTCCTGGAAAGTTCGGAGGCCAAGCCCGCTGCGAAGGGGGCGAGCGCCGATCCGGACGAGATGTTGACCGCCAAGGAAGTAGAGGAGCTCCTCCGGATCGACGTGAAGACGGTTTACAGCTACGCCCAACGGGGCCTCTTGCCGTATGTAAAGATCCAGTCGAACCTCCGTTTCGTGAAGAGCGAGATCCTCAAGTGGATGGCGGAGCACCAGTTCAAGCCGACTACGCGAAACTCAAGAAAGTGATATGGCTCCAGGGCCGAGCCGTGATGGCGGCGATGCCGTCAGAAATAAATCGGGTTTTAGCGCGCCAGCCAGGGCGAAGAGTGACTTGATAAAGTATTCCTTGAACTTAAGACTTCAGTGATGTAAAGTAAGGGAAACGTCGCCGGTATAAGTCTACCCACAGACTTTCCGGCCGAGCCAAGCAGTAGATGAAATTGATGGTCGTCAGATTCGTAGACGTGCTGGCGTCCCTTGCAGCGAAAGATAAAGCCCGGTTGGTGTTCCCACAACACCAGATCCGGGCCTGCACACGCTCCTAGAGAGAGCGCGCGGGATGTTGGCGGAAGGAACTGAGAATGTCCACCAACATCGTTCGCGCTCCCGCTGGTACGCACTCCTCTCGCGAGCCCTCAGATCGTACTCCTGCTTCCCCAGCCCGTCAAGCGGAACCACTTCCAGTACAAGAAAGCGCCAATCCAGAGACGGTTGCAAAGCTGGAGCTAGCGATGCGAGTGGCCGTGGTGCAAGCAATTCATTCGAACTTCAAAAGCCAGCCCAACCGGCTAGAGATTAAGCTCGCGATTGAATCAGTAGCGAAGCTCTTCCAGTCGCCGGTCCGCCGGGGCCGGCGGCGCGATCCCTCCGTCACCCGGGCGGTCGAACTGCGATTGCAGAATATGCCTTGGCCACAAGTGTACCGATCTATCATTGCCAACTTTGATGAACTCGACGACGGTCCACGGATGCTGGCTACGCTCAAACTGCGCCAGGCAGTTGGGATGCGGATGAAAACCGTGAACAGCGTCGATAATTCCCCGTCGAATTTCTTAGCCTAAGAATTAGGTCACCTTTCATGCGGATTAAAAAAACGCCGCGTTGATATTCGTCTCGACGACTCCGGCGTATCGCCGTACACTGATCTCGGGCTGCATAGAAGCTAGCAGCCGGGAAGGAGAAGACACAACATGGACAACCCACTTTCGACATTCATCGAGAAGGCAATTGAGGTTGGCACGCAGGTCATCAGAAACGGGAACTGATACCAGGCGGCCGGTATGGGCGGTGGCGAGGGCCCGTTGGGGGCTCTCGCCACCTTTTCTTTAGAGGTGAAACATGGAAAAGCGGAAGCCATATGGTGAACCTTACGTAGTTTGCGATTGCTTGCCGCCGGTGCACGATCTGCAAGAAGGAGTCGTGGTCCTGGGCAAGGGTAAGTAACGGTATGTTGCTCTGCCCCCGTTGCGAAAACGGAAGAAATCGGGACATAGGTTATTTCTTTTCGACGATTATGCGCACTCCCGAAACCCAGGCTCTACATTGTTTGAATGCCGCGATCGATCTACCAATCGTGAGGTGTGAGAACTGTGGTTGGACGTTCGAGACTGTTTTGACGCGCGAGGATCTGTTCGGAATGACGGTGTCCAAGCGTTTTGGAAAAGGTTAACCGATCCACGGGTTTGACGTACATCGGGGAGCGCAGCCTGGCGGGCGGTTATGATACACTGCGGTCGTGCGAGGCGGCTGCCAGATTGGGAAGCGACCGCAAGGTGGATTCTCAAGTTGTGTACTGTCTGGCTTACTGTCCGTTTTCGCCTCCGAACAGGGGGTATTTGATAGACAGTATAGATGGTATAGACAGTTTCTTAGAAGTGTAAGCGGCGCAGAATGAGCTAAGTAGCGGATTCAACGGTGAGCGGGAGTAATTCAGTGGTAGAATGCCAGCTTCCCAAGCTGGACGTCGCCGGTTCGACCCCGGTCTCCCGCTCCAACTTTTCAAAGACTTACGAACCCGAGCACAACCCCGTGCTCGATCTTTGCTCGATTCAGTTCACCGACAGGCTTTGCTCAAGCTGATTGAGCGCCACCTGCCTCAATTCGACCGCTGTGCTGGTATACACATTCTGGTTAACGTCCAGGCTGTGCCCGAGCTGATCCGCTACCAGCTTCCCGTCCACGCCCAGCGCCTTCATTAAGGATGAGTGTGTCCGACGGAGGACGAGGAAATTCACCCAGCCCAACCCGACCTTGGACAGCTTGGGATGGATTGAACGCCGAAAGCAGTTGTCCTTGGACAGTGGCGTCATCCGTTCAGACGGAAAGACCCATGCCTCTGGACATGTATCAACCGCGATCGCTCGCCACGCTTCGATCTCGCGAAGCAATCCCTCCGGCAATGCCGCCTGCCGAACGGACTGGTTGGTCTTCGGAGTATCGATCACGTTCCGGTAGGTCCGTTGCCGGATGTCCGCGTAAGCCGCCGTCATCCGACCCCACGTGAGGGCGAAAATCTCGCCCGGCCGCATTCCGGCCACGACCCCTAATTTGCAGATCAAGCGTTCACGGCCGTCCAATACTTCAAAACAGGTTTGCACCTCCTTTAAGGTCATAACGCGGCGCACGGGCTTCGCCGCTTCTCTCGGGGTGAACAGCAACATCGCCGGGTTTCGCTGGACACGACCTTCAGCCACGGCCATGTCAAAAATTTGCTTCGCGTCCCAACGGAGATGATCCACGGTCGAGTAGGACAAACCCGCGTTGGCCTTTGCGTCCAAAAGATCCTGCAACTCGTCCCGCTTCAAGCTGGACAAGGCCCGATCTCCAAACGCGCTGACCAAATGCGTGTTCACCCTATACACGTTGTTTTCTCTCGTGCTGCGTTTCCACTTCCGACCGTAAAATTCGTAATACGGCCCGCTCACAAATTCGCCGAACGTCCAAACCCGGTTTTCGTCGACCTTGGCGTTCGCCTCATCCGCGAACTTATTCACCGCCGCCCGCGCCTGAGTCTTGGTCATCGACTTCACTGGACCCAAAACTCTGGAACGATGGCTGCCCGTGGAGTCGTAAAACATCCCGACCCACTTGCCCTTCTGCTTCTTCAAACTGCCACGCTGATACTTTTGACGCATTCGGATTCTCTCCTTATGCGTTTCCAGCGCTTCGTCCTAGCGAAGCCATCGTAGCAGCTTTTTCGTTTTGCTCGACCCACGCCAGCAACGAAGCTCGGCGCACCAATTTCCTGCGTCCAAGGCTTACGCACGGAATCGCCGGACAGCCAGGCACACGCCCAGAAACGGCCTTAGTGATGTGCGCGCGCGACACGCCCAACAGCTTCGCGACGTCTTCGAGTGACAGAAAATCAAACTCTTGGAGTGCCGTCTCTCTACCTCCTCACACCCACTCATGCAGCTTGCCAAGCAATTTCTCCCATACTTCTTTCGCTCGCCAATCCAGCCATCGCAGGTACCCACGCTTGTCTAGTTGCCAACCAATGACCACACATGCAGCCATATACCCTTGACCAATGAAGAATGCACCTCCGTGATGAACCCACTCCGCGATGTTTATAGAAAATAACGCGACCGCCGCGCCGCCAATCCAGCCAAGCACCACCAGCGTTTCATTGCGATGCCTTATGCTGCGCTTCAATTCCCGCGCCAGCTCATCCACACGAAGCGCAACATGATCAATACGCTCCAGCACAGCAGATTGATCGACCGCGACGCTTTCCCTGCTCTCGCCCGACTCCTGTTTAAGAAAATGCTGGACAGTGCTTGGCGGCTGGCCAATCCTCTCAGCGATCTTTCGGACTGATTCGCCAGCTTCGCGCAGGTCGAGAATTTGCTGACGGTATCCGTCAAGTTTGTGTGCCATCAGATTGTTTTCGCTTCGATCATGCGATCCAATTTCCAACGATCCACGTATACTCGCCGATCTATTCGGTGAAGGCAGCCGTCGAGCTTGCCGTGGAACACCATCTTTTCTACCGCGCTTTTGGTTCGTCCGATGTAAACCGCAGTCTGCTCCAGCGTCATCAATCTGGGGAAGGGGGTCTTGTCTTGACCCCCGCCCAGACGACGAGCCAGCAGCACCACAACTTGCGTAATCATGTACTGCAACTGGTCGTTTTCTAACCGCATTCATGGCTACCTCAGGAAGCCTAAATTGATCGGCGTTGTCCACGCCTTCCACGCCAGAAATATGACCAAACCCGCAAGCAGCACTCGCCCTACTCGTGAGTAGATGAATGCCCTTGAAGGCTCGGTTGCGCCCCGAACGATGATTAGGAGAATCATCCTTGCCGCGCCGACGATGGAATACACCAGCGCAAGCGCAGCCCCGAGACGCACAAAGACCATCAGCATTTCCCACAGACTCATTTCATGGATCATTTGCCTAGCCTCCCGATTCTTTCCCGGTTGGCTTTCGCGTCTTCTGCTTGCTTTGCTTCCCGAGCAAGCTTTTCCGCTACCGTCTCGTAGTCCGACTTCGGCGGGTCTGAGTACGGCAATCGGGGTTTGCTCCAATCTTCATTTGCCATTCGTTTTTCACCTGCCTTTCCTTGGTAGATTTGCGATGTATCTGTCGTCACGGCTGAGCCAACGTCGCCACCAACTTGACTCTCGTTGGCCCACATTCACGTCGAAGAAAATCCGGTCGATTTGCATTCCATCCGGGTAAACGCACCGCACGATGGCTTCCGCTAAACCGTCTTTGCGATTGCCACGCTGCATGCCCGGGAACCATTCCGGTGGAACCTTGCGCTTGCGTTTGCGCGAGTAGCTCACGCTTGCGTCCTGCATTGGCTGATTGAGAATGTCCTCGTCTGGGAATGGCACCCAATCACGCTTGCGCCCGCTCATCCCCGCTTCCCAGACTTCCTCTTCACCGCAGTCCTGCGATGCCCATTCGTTTGTCTCGGGGCAGGTGTTGTTCAGGTAGACGCGGTTATTGATCGTTGCAAGCAACGCCTGAACCTGATTAGTGTCCCTGATTTCGCTCTTGAGGTTGTTAATGGATTGAGTACTGAGGAAATAGCACGCCCGCGATTCACGGCACATGGCGGTGAAGTTGAAGTCGCTGGTGGAAACGTAATTCTGGCCTTCACCGAGGTACAGCGTTACGGGCCGTGCGCCCTTTGGCCGACCGAGCAAATACTTTTGCACCGCCAGCTTCCACAAAACGAATGCGACCTTCGCCGATCCACCGTGCGACATCGGCAGATTAATCAGGATTATCGCGCCATGTTCCAGCAGGTCAGGCGTGATTGCTTCATCGCCGGGCGCGGGTTCGCCAAAGAGTTTATTTAACGGATACTCACCCAAGCCCGCCCACACCGTTGTTGCTGAGATGATGCAATTGCCTTTGACGCGCGGTTCCAGGTTGCGAAGTTCCTCAATCAGGAACAAAACGGCGCGGCGCACATCGCCCACTTCCTCGTCCTTGCATTTGGCAAGTGCGTTTTGACAATGCTCCTGACAATTGATCTCGCGCGGCTTGGGATTCTTTTCGTCGTCATATTCTTGAACCCGTGGCCGAGATTCATCGACCGTCTGGATCATTCGCAGGCATCGCTCGGCAGAGATACCATCATTAGCCGCGAGGTCAACCGTCATCACTGCGTGGTTAATGCGGTCAGACATCTGGTTGAAGAAGCGATTCTCCCCGCCAGCATCCGTCATCCGTCCGCGCTCGGAAACCTCGCCGGTTTCTTTGAGAAAATCGACGGCTACTCTGACGACCCCTTGCCTGCCCTTCGTGCCAGTGGCGAGCCAGCTCAATATCGGGAACATCGTCTTGCCATCCGCGTTGACGACGATGACATCCTGCTCGCGTCCGCGATCACGCGCCCACCCAGTGATTTGCTCAGAGGTAAGCGGCTTTGGGCAGGCGCCGAGCATCGCGAATCCGGCATCAAACATGCCCTTGATCCACGTTTGCTCAGCAAACAGGGTCTTGCCCGCGCCTATGCCGCCAGTGAATGCGACGTTCTCGAAACATTGCCAGACTTCCGGCCCATACTTCTGCGCGGAGTCAAAATGAAAAAGGATGTGATCGTCTGCAGCGAACGGCAGATGATGATCGTGGACATTGACGAGCATAGGCGCGAGAATCTCCTGTTTGAAATTGCTTCAAACCGGGTGAAGTATTCTCGCGACCTACCGTTAGGAGGGTTGCGATACTAGCGCAGCCAGCTCCTGCCAGCCATAGCAGGAACCGGAGAAGCTCCGAACAGCCTATGAAGCTTCGCGCATCTACCGATCTTGGATCTTGGGTATTCCCTCGACCCGAGGGGCTAATACGGCTTGCATCCCTGTATAGAATGCTGCCCCTCTGGTAGAGAGAAATATCATATTTTCCGCAGCTACGCAATGGCTTGCCCTGAATGGATACTCTAGGAAGAATCAGGAAACCTTTCCCCTGCTGATCCCTGATTGTGCGCCGCCGTCCTCGCGGGTAAACCCTTCCCTCTGGCTCGCTGCGCTCGGGGTTGACTCCGCTCCGGGTGCGGCTAACCCGGATGGGGACGCAGGGGAAAAGAAAAATGGGAAGGGTTAAGGGGCTTCTGCTGCGTACTGCTTGCGGAGCATTGCCTTGCGAATCGCCTCGCGATCCTGAAAGCTTTGGCGGTTCTGCGCCATGACATCGATGACGTTCTGCAATTTGGTCTCTTGTGCACCAGCCGCAGCTTTCCGAACGAGGCTCGAAACAACTTGCCCAGCGCCGCCGGCCACGATACCGGCTCCGGGACCCGCCGCCATTCCTGTAGTCGCGCCAGCAACGTAAGGAACTAATCGGCTGCCAAACACCTTCAGCAACTTGGTCCCAGTGCCTGTTTTGGCGGCATCTTCGAGAGCGGCGATTTCCTCATCGGTATACCCTCGCATCAACGAATCGTTGTTTAGCAGCGACCTTGCGCCTGACTTGATGGTTGTGTCTGGATTGTCCGACAGCGCAGCCCGCGCCTGAATGCGCTCAACATCTCGCATCTTCATTGCCTGAGACCATTGCGCGCGAGCGTCTTTTAGCGACTCATACCCTTCTTTGCCTCCCACTACTTCCGTTTCAGGGACGTTATCCAGCATGTTTCTGAGCTTGGCCTTGGCATCGAGCAGATCCCGACCTTGCTTGGATATACCTTTTAGACCATACTCAGCATCCGCTAAACTACTGAGCCGCTCGTCAAGTATCTGGGCGTCCTTAAGGGTGAACGGCTGATCTCGTATGCCAGCGAACTCCGCAGCAAACTGTTTTACTGGATCGCTCTTGGCGGCGATTATCTCCGTGGGTGTTTTGGGTGTCGGGCCAGCTATTTCATCAAGCACCTTGTTTGGAAACGTCGGAGAGTATACATACTTGCCGTAATCGTAACTTTCCCCAGCCCCCGCTTTCATCGCCTTGGAAGCGGGCCCAGCTTCAGTTTTCGCGTCCAGCATCGTAGAAACCTTGTTCGCCAGGTCTGCGCCAGGCGACGTAGGCGCCGTGCCTCTATTCAGTTCGGCGGCTTCAGGGATCATGAGCGGGAGTACGGCTTTGCCCACAGTGTTACCGACACCGAAAGATGCTGGATTCGTTTCCTTGGCGACAGCCGACTTCTCGCGTTCGTTAGCCGCTTTCAATCGCTCGAAATTCAGTTCGCCCTTTGCCTCTCCCTCCGGGTCGAGAACGTGTGCGGTTCCAGCCATCGCATAAAACGGAAGGTTTGCCGCATCTAACGCCAGATCCACGCCGCTCGTGCCAACGCCATGCGCCAGGCCCTCTGTGGTCTTAACCGGGTCTTTGCCCATCCCAATCACTGTGTTGATAAGGTTTTCGCCGAGGCCGCCTACCGTGTTGTCTATGGCGTCGACGACCTTGTTGCCGGCATCGACCGGGTGCTTTATTGCATCGCCGACGACATCCGCGACCTTTGAAGCACCGCGCGCAAGCGGATTGGATGCCGAAGCCTGCGAAACATACTGAGCGCGTTCTTCGGGCGTGAGATCACGCGTCTGCATGATCTTTTCGAGATCGTCGATGCTGGACGGCGCTGAAGCATCAAACTTGTCGAATGGGTTTGAGCTTGGCTGTTGATCGAATTTATCGAATGGGTTCATTGCCCGAGAATGCTCTTGGAAGCTCCGGCCCCATATTTCTGATCGAACTGAGCTGCGAGACTCGGATTCTGTTTAAGGTATTGTTTGGCTTCGTCGGGAATGGACTGCGTAGCTGGCTGACCGCCGCCACCGCCTTGGGCGGGAGATGGCGCCGCCGCGGCCCCCGTGATTGGTGCGAACTCAAATTGGTTGTAAGGGACGCGACTCGGATTAACGATCATCACCCGACCCTTGGGATCTGCGGTTTTCCCGTCAGAGCTGCGCACTAGGAGCGGATTGGCCTTTTGATATTGCTCGGTGTAGCGTTCCGCGTCCGGTATGCTTGCGCCCCGCTGGATTAGCTCGTTTTTCAGCTGAAGCGCGTCGCGGTCGGCATCCACGGCCGCCTTGAAGCCTTGGATCAATCGCTGATTGACCTTTGGATCTTTGGCGGCGTCTGGAATATTCGCGGTCGCACCCATGTACTCAAGGACATTTCGCATGTTCTTGGTGTTGGCGAGGACATTCTGACGCATCAGCGCCACGTCCGAATTGAGCTGCGAACCTGCCGCGCCCTGCACCATAGGCGATGAGCCGAGGAGCGGTACGTTAGCGCGGATCTGGTCCCACTTGCCGGTATTGTCGACATCGGACTGCACAGTCGGGATCAGGCCGTCCACCTTGTCGATCGCTTCCATTGCCTTGGCATTGTCGACCAGTGCCTTTTCCTTGTCTTTTATGCGCATTTCATCGCCCTTCTTGGCGAGGTCAGGTGAGACTCCAAAATTCTGATTCGTGCCGGTCAGCGGTTTGCCATTTGGACCAGTAAACGTATAGGTGGGTGAATTTGTGTCTGTCGGGGTAGCGATCTTTGTGCTCTCGTTCTTGGTCTGCTCCTCAACATACTTTTGCCTCGCAGTGTTTAGGTCGATTTCAGATTTGATCTTTGGGTCGGTAACGACCATAGGCGGCACTACGTCTTGTGCGCTCGTGATTGGAGGGAGGCCCGCAGCCACGCGAGGCTCGTTCATGGCATCGACCTGTTGTTGCGGGGTGTAGGGAACAGCCGGAGCCGTGGGAGTTGCGGCATCCGCGCGCTCTTGCTCATCCTTCATCACGCGGTTGGCATAATCCTGCTTGGCGATGTTCAGGTAGTCGGCTGACTGGCCGAGTCTCGTGTTTTCCCGGTCATTAACCAGAGCGTCATTTGCCACGCGGTGATCTTCAATCGCCTTATCCAAGGCAATGCGATCGGCAAATTGCTTGCGGCGTTGCTCCAGATCCGCAGCCGTCTGGAAGATGCTCGCGCCGTTTGCAATCGACTTGTTTAAGACTTCCGCGATTCCCATAACGTCTCCCTAGGCCAATTTCTTTCCCGCGTATCCGAGACCGCCGCCGAGAATAGTGCCGGCCAGCGCCATCCACGGAGGCGTGTAGTTCAACTGCGAATTGTAGAGCTGGTTTGTGGCATTCTGCCCAGCGCTATAGAGTCCTCCCTGCGTTCCGTAGGTGCTTTGACCCGCCGAGATTGCGGCTGTGCCGGCCGCGGGGTTAACTGGCGACGTGGGATTGACCACCTGCCCCTGGAATGGCGTGGGAGCTGTTGTTGCCGGAGTCGTGAGCTGTTGACCATTCGTAAACGCTTGGGCGTTGCCAAGCCGTTGTTGCTGGAGTGCCAATCCCGCGTTGCCGACCGTCATTCCCTCCTCGATTGCCGGAGCCAGTCCGCTGACATTGCCGTGGGCGGCGGAAATACCGCGAGCCTGTTGCTCGAGCTGGTTAATTGACGTCGGATCCAACGTCGTACCAAGGTCGAGGTCGCTGTTGATCGTCTGGCCGAGCTTTTGGTGGGCAAGGTAGCCCTCGGGATCGAGCTGCTTGAGCGAGTCGAGTTCGACCTGGTTGTAGTCGCTCCCATACTTCTGTTGAAGCGCGAGATTAGCAGCCGCGTTGCGATCCGCGCTCTCGGCGTTTACCTGATCGGTGTACTTGGTCAGATCCGCCGCGCCCGTTCCCGCGAACGCACCTTGCCCGGTCTCCGCATTAAACGCCGTCTGCTGCACTTGGGGAGCGCTTCCGAGCATTGATTGAATGCCCTGGTTGTAGAGGGAGGCGAAATCCGGTGTCTGCGGGTAGGGAACGGGATTTGAGGGAGGTGTTGGCGCGGAGCTGTTCATTTAAACTTTCATGTGGCGGTTCATCAGTCCAATATCCTTGAACACGTACCGTTTCCGGTTTCGTTTCAACCGTTCATAACCAATCACGCTCTGGCGTGGGAAATGCGATCGCATCGACCACCAGAGAGTCTTCAAAGCCTCACCCGTTCGCGCGACTGCGATGTCAATCCACATCACTTCGCCGGCATCATCGCGCACGTGCCAGTCCAGAGCCTGAGAACCGTGCGAAATCGGCCGCCCGATACCCACAGCGAGGCATCGGCCCGCGCCGTCGACGCAATAGATGAGGCTCTTTCGGTTCAGGGCGAAGCGAACGAAGCCGAAAAGCCGCTTCCAGCCCCACTCGCGGCATCGCGCCGAGTAGAGCCACAGGAAACGGGCGAAATCCACGGCGATCACGGCGTCAGCTCCTTTTCCACGGTGTCGAGATAGCCCGCGAGGTTCATCGAGCGCATTCCGCAGTTGCCCTTTGTGTTGTGGATCTTGATAGCCATCTCCCGGAAGGGTCCGAATTGCATGAGATCACCCGCGTAGCGGTCGATACCCACCTTCTTGAGATCAAAAGGCAGGTCAACGGGCAGATCCACGGTCTCTACCTCGAAATCCTCCTTGACCTCGTTCTCGGTGTCCTCATCCAAAATCGCGCTTGCGGAAGTGTTTTCACCGCTGTCTTCCAAGTTCTCCAGCTCCAGCTCGCAATAATCGCCAGTCTTCGGGTTTTTGAGTTCCCGGAAATTCATCGAGCGGCTCAGAACATCGAAATCGTAATCGGCGCCATCGTCCTGGAAGTCGGCCGCCACAAGGTTTTGCTCGCCCTTGTAATCGTTATTGACCAGCAGCTTTCCGGTATCCATACCGAGAACAAGTTTCAGGTCGCTGTTGAACTCAGTAATTTCCGAGCAACGCGCGCCGATGGACCACGGGCCTTCCCACGCCTTGTTTAGGAAGTTGTAGACGAGCGTGTAGTTCGGCACCTGACTCGCATCGATCGGCACGCTCAGGCGATAGGTGTTGTTGCGGAAGACTGCGCTGGAGTTTTGCACGAACGCCCAATTGATGCGCTCGATCCAATCTTGGATCTTCTTAGAAATCGGGTCGCTCACGCTGAAGCGGCCGTCGTTCGTCAACGTCGGGGTCAGGAGGCGAACGCCCTCCTTGTACGAGAGGAATGCAATTACGTCGTTGCACTGAACGGCAGTACGGTGCGCGCAACACCCAATCGAATCGCTGGTCTTGTTGATGGTCCAATCCCCCGCCGAGGTAGCCGTGGGATCTGCGTTGACCACGTAAATCCTGTTGAGCTTGAACACCGCGAGATTGAACTGAAACCACGGACAGGCGCCAGTAATGGGCTTTCCATCGCCGCCGACGCGGAAAGAAAATTGATTCTGCCAGTGCCCAGCCGTTGGATCGAGCAAGTCGCAGGCGTGGACCTGGTCCAGGACGGCCGAACTCGCCACAGGATTGTTGTAGTTGAGGACGAAGACGCGCTCTGTATGCGGAACGATGTATTTGTAGCCTGCTCCGGGGGTGTTTACGCCCGTAATTTGCGTAAACGCCGCCCCATCCCACGAATACACATTTTGAACGCCATCGACCAACAGCATTAAATCTGCAAGCTGCGCCATATGCACCTGGGCACCAGCGGTGGGAACGTACGTTCCTATTGCGCCGGACACGACCACGCCGTCGAAGCTTTTCATCTGCGCATTACAGGCGATCAGAAGCTTCTCGACGGTAGGTGTCTTGAAATGCTTCATCCCCTGAATCGCTTGGGCAGCCGTCACCGTCGCGAGTAGACTGTGACCAATTCTCTTCTTGCACCGCTCATTGCTGAACAGCCGCCCGTTCAAGATCAGTTGCGCTTCATTGGGCGCGAGACTGTTCGGACGGTCGTTGGAATTCATGCCACCTCCGAACGAGATTTGCTCGTCGAAGATCAGCGGATCATCCAGAAGTTCGTTATTGTGGACGGGCATTAATTCAGGACTTCAATAGTCAGGTTGGTGCAGGTGATGGTGTTGCTCGCGCTGGCCGTTCCCCATGTCACAAACAGCCCAACAGTCTGGCTGTTTGCGGAGTTGAACGTCGCAGCCTGGTCGGGAGCATCCAGCGGATTATTCGTAGTGGCCGCACTGAAATAACTGCATGCGCCCACGGTCTTGCTCGTTGCGCTGCCGCCCGTCGTCCGCAGGGTCAGATCGAAACTGGCTTCCCAGTCTTTCGTTCCGGTGATCGACACCATCGTCTGGGCGCTGGTGTCGGCCATGACCGTCGTTCCCAGCTTTAATTGGAAGCGGAGTGTCGGGGTTCCCGTGTTTGCTATGATTCCGCGCGCATGAACTCTGATGGTTTTCCCGGCAACGAGGAAACTGGCTGGAATTGTCGCTGTACCTATGCCGGTTCCGACCAGTGTCGTTCCAGCACCGGAATTGGCTACCGTCACATCGGCGGTCTGCGTGAACAGCGTTCTCGTCGTGGAAACTGTTGCTCCCGTTTCACGAAATAGAAGCGTAGTCTGCGTCGAATCATTCCAGAGATCGCCGTTGGTCGTCGTCGCGGCTTTGCTGGCAAGATTGATCCTGCCGCCCAAGAATACATCCTTGGCAATGCCGAGGCCGCCTGCGAATGTCGCGCAACCGCTACCCGTGCTCGTCGATTGGGTTGCATCATTGAAGGCCCCGTTGCCTCCGAATACAAAAACACCGTTGATGTTCGCATTTTGACCAGATGCCGGAGAAATCGTTACTGAGCCCGATGTATTCACCGAGATCGGAGCCACGAAAACAAGAGCGTCAGTCCCGATCGTAATCGGACTCGTCGCGCCGCAGACAAATTCCTGCTTGCCGTTGACTGTGCCAGCCAGCGCGTATATCTTCTGCGCGATGATCTTGTCCGATGTGTCGTACTGCGTATGCCGCATCAGGATGAACGGGTGCGAGCCATCGCCAGTTTGAATCAGCACATAAAGTCCATTCTGGAAGGTGCTGGCCTGCCCTGTGACAAGAATTGCCATACCCTGTGTGGTCGCGGTGCCGTTAACCGTACCAAGTGCGCCGTTGGAATTGCCCGTCAGGGTTGCTCCAACTCCGCTCGTTCCGTTGGCATAGGTACAGGCGGGTAATGCGCTGAAAGCTAACAAGTCCGCTTTTAGAGGACCGCGAAGGTAGTTTCCGCCGCCCAGCTTAGCAACCGGGTTTCCGGTGAAGTCCGTCGCATTATTGAATTGGGGAACGCAACCGGAAAACGTCGGCGCTCCCAATGCCGAGTCGATCATAACGTCGTTAAAAATCAGGTTTGAGGCGTTCGCGATGTTGAAGCTCGTTGGCGTTGTCGTGCCAACCACGTCCCGCTCGCGCAGCTTGAGGTTCGTAAAGATTATGTTGGTGATGTTGCCGGAGCTAGGAGAAGTAATGTGGACCCCGTGCTTAATTGTTCCTCCAGAGAGATCGGCATCGTTAACCTCGAAATCGCAATCGTCCCACTCCATGTTTGAATAGGTGTTGCCTCCCTGACCGTTGAGCGAAACGCCCGCATTGCGCAGGTTTTTTCCAACGCAGCCAATGGCCTTGTAGTTTGCAATCGGCCCTTCGTAATAGAACATGGTGCTGACGTTTTCCGCGTAACCGGCAATCTGCGTGACTGGCCCAACACCCGTTCCGCCGAAGGCACAGGTTGAAAAGTTTGAGGATGCGCCAAGCTTGTTGTAGACGCTGCAATGACTCCAAATCGCTTGGCAGCTCTTGGAACCGCTGGTCGTGAACGTCAGAAATGTGCCGCCGTAATTGCCCTGGAACGAGTCTTCAGTTAGATCGGCGCCATAGTTCCCGGAAACGTCATGTTCGCCACCGCCATCGGTATAGGTGGCAAAGGTAAAGGTGAAGCCCTCGCTTCCACCGGTGTTGCCGTACATGTTGATCGCCTTCACACCGAGCATGAAGCATTTGTTTCCATACAATTTGATTGCATTGATGCTGTTTGAAGTACTCGCGCTCAGCGCGGTCGCATTACCGTCGAGAGTTGCGCCATAACCGATAACGCCCGCGCCCGCGCCATCTGCGTTGTAGACGTTTCCGAACATCGTCGGAGTTGCGTTGGTCAACGAATTGAGCTTGAAATAGCATCCGTTGATCACGACGATGCAGCTTTGCGGAATCTGCCAGGTGTTATTCGATGTGCCGTCGCCGTTGCCTTCGATCAGGTATGGATTCGCCGAGGAGTTGGGAATGCAGACGACGACCGTGTTCGCAAAGTTATGATTGAACCAAACCGAAGACCATTTTGCGGGTGTGGAAACATCGTAGGGGTCCCACTGAGCGCCAGTACCCGCAACGCTATCGGTTCGCATCGCCAAATAAACGGCGTTGGCGAGGCCGAGTTGCGCGACGGTGCCCAGGCTTGAGCCGCCACTCGTTCCCCCCATCAACCTGGGCGCGGGATCATACTGACCAAAACTGGCGGTCAGCCCCAAGACCGCAACAAGAAGGATTCTTAGCCAGCGCATCGTTAGAACCCTCCAATTTCGGTGCGGATAACTATCGTCACCTGCGTGTTGGATTCATCCGCGCGCCTGATCCAAAGCTCGTTGCAGTCTCGCGTCTGAAATCCACGGACGGTAACGGCTGCGTTGGCGGGCAGAACCATTCCGAACGTGTCGGTGCTGCCTTGGCGCACCTCGATGGGAACGCTTGTGCCAGTCTTGACCGACGTTGGAATGATCACGCGATCACAAATGACATCCGGGAGCTGAACCCACGTTGAACCCGAAGCCGAGGTCGTGACCTGAAAATTCTTTCCCTTTTCCGGCTGGTAGGACTTCACTACGGGGTCCGCATAAACCAGACCGCACAACAGCACCAACGCGAGCCACACGCTCGCCATCTTCGTCATCCACTTCGTTCTCATTTCTCTCTTTCGGTTTGGGGTTAAGCTTTCAGGAATTGGTCGTATCCGCCGTCACAGGCGAAATCCACATCATCGGAGGCAATAAATGGAGCGTCGGGAACGAGCCGCACCTGGTTGGCGCGCTGGTATTCGTGGGCATCCTTCAAAATCGCGAGCTGCGTGTTGGCCTCTTCGATTTTGGCTTGGGCCTTGGCGTACTGCCGGCTGCGCTCCAGCATGTCCGCCGTGCCGAAGGCGATGAGCGTGTTTTCCATGAACGACAACTCGGGAGTGTCGTTATCGTCGATCAATTGCCGCGCGCGGATCTTGTAGAGCACGAGCATGGTTTTGTCGGTCGACGGAATCGGGTGCAATTGAATCTGCTGGCACTTCACGTCGCGGTGTTCCGCCCACACCGTAATCAGCGTCGTGCCGCTGGTGTTGCCCTTGACGACCAGATCCCCGGTCATGTCGTCTTTTCCCATCTGCCAGACATCATCGTAGGTGTTCGTCGACAGGACATCGGCACCGGAGCTGAGCGTCACCGTCTCACGGTAGATCACGCCCTCATATTCGCCCTCGACGCGGACTTTCTTGCCGTTATCGGCCGCCTGCACCTGAACAAACTTGAGCTTTTCCCCGGCCGGCTTCACTTCGGTGGCAACCGGCCGTTCAAGCGAGTAATCCCAGGGCTCACCCGACTGCTCAAAGATGTTGGCGTAGGTCAGGTAGAGATATTCCTTTTGGACGGGTAGGATGAAGCGCGTGTCGTAGCGAATGGCGAGGACCAGCGCCATTGTCTGGGGAAAGATGATGTACTGGTTCGCGGTCGTAACCGCAACCGACTTCAGCCGCAGCAGCTCGCGCCAAATTGTGTAGAGGCAGATCATGTCATGGCGCTGGCGCAGGAATTTCTTGCAAGCGGTTTGGCTCACGGCATCGTTCTTACCCACCTTCGTGCCGATCACGTCGACCATCTGGGAGAGTGACATCATCGCAGGCCGTCCAGTTTGACATTGATCTTCGCCACGTCAGAGCAAATCATGTCCAACTTGGTTTCAGAGCGAATTTGGCTCTCGCGGTGATTGACCATCTTGTCCTCAGCCTCATCCAGCCGCCTATCCAAAGCATCCTGACGTTTTTCAACACGGTCAAGGCGGTAGGGAATAACAGCCCAGGCCGCCAACGCCCCCAGGACGGAGAAAATCGCCATTACCGTGTTGATGTCGAATTGCATTTTCAGATTTTGATGATCTTGTTCACGATGGCCGTGGGTTGGGTGATGTTGTGCGGATTTCCACCGCCCGTGTCGCCTGTCACGGGGGAAGCGCCGCTTGTCGTAACTGCTGTACTCGCTCCAGTCGCGGCGAAAACCGCCTGTGTGCCCATGCCGTGATGGTGAGCGGGCATTTCGGCGATGGAGAGCGTTTCGCTCTCGGAACCACCCACCGCAGCCAGGTTCGTTGCCGTGCCGCCAAAATACGTTGCCGTCAGGCGATTGGCGGCCGAGCCGCCCATATTGTCTTTACCAGCGCAGACGCGCCCGCGCAGGTCGGGGACGTTGAACGTGGTCGTGCCATCGCCCACACCCCACGTGGTGCCAATCTGGGCGAACAGCGCGGCGTAGGTCGTGCGGGAGACGGCGGATCCGTCACAGAGGAGGAAACCGGTCGGAACCGTGCCCCCGCCGAAGTCCAGCATCACGCCCGTCGGTACATATCCGGTTGCGGCCGGGATCTCCGCGAGGATCTGCACATAGGCCGTGGTCGTACTCGTGGCGATGAAGATTTGCTTGTCGAATTGGCCCGCAGTTGTGGGCGCCGTCGTCGTGCTCGCGCCGGCAGTCGCGCCGCTCAGGTAATAGATTGAACCCGAGGACAGACTGGTAAGCCCCGTAATCACGCCCTCGTTGATGAATGTGAAATTGTTGGCATCGGCCACTGCGCTGACCACGCCAACCGCGTGGACCGTGCCCGAGGCATCGGCTTTCGCCTTTGAGTAGGCGGAGCCCGTGTAATAAATGATGTCTCCCACGGCGAACCCGTGCGAGGCCTGGTTGATGCTCTGCTGGAGCCGCGTCAGGTTCGTGGAGGGAACCGCGTCGCTGTAGAGAACTTTCTTGAGCAATCCGCTCGCGTTCTCGTACACCAGCATCAAATCGCCGGGCTGGGGACTGCCGGAAATCGCGGTCTTCGTCGTGAGGAAACTCGGCTGGACCACCGCACCGTTGACGATCTGGTTCAGCTCGGTGTTGTTGATGTTCTTCTGGTCGGGAGCAAACGTGTAGCCCGTCAGGATGTCTCCCCCCAAACAGGAGAGACATCCCAACAGAACCAGCGTCAGTATGTAACGCAGGCGGTCCATTACTCGATGCAGGCTTCCATATGCATCGGATCAACCGACGCGCCTTTGAAGTCACCGCCCCATGTCCAACCCTCGGCCTTGAACAGGTCGATCAGGATTTGCGGAACTCCTTTTTCGGGGTTCCACTTGCTTCCCTGCGGATTGTTATCCGGGTCCCAGTCAATCGCCGCACCATACGCGTGGAGCGAGAGACGGCTGCTATTCCGTTGTTTACGGAACTCGAAACCGCCGCCAAACAAGTGCAGGTCATCGGCCTCGATCTTCTCCTGGTCGCGGCCGTATTCCTGCCACAGCGCGGCCAGAATGCGGTCGATGCTCGGCTTTACGCGCTCATGGACGCGGAATCGCCGCAGGAGCTTATTTTCCATCTTCCCGGTGTTGGGATTGATCTCCTGCCAGCTCGTCACCATCCGAAACGGAGGCTCGACGAACTTGAGGAAATTGCTTTCCCACCAGGGATCGAGGTTGCCGTCGATGCCAACCGGATTACGGAATACGTTAATCGCCTCATCGCGTGTAGGCCACGAATTTCGCACGAGGCTATCGCGCAGAGGACGCACAACCACAGGCACAATCGCTTTCGGCGCGTCCGCTTCAGGTGCCGGGTTCGGAGTGTTCTCCGCAGGTGGAGTTTCCGGCGCGTCCGCTTCCGGTGCGCCCTCATCCTTCTTGGTGTCATTCTTAGCCATCGTTTTCCTATCCGTTTTGCCCTTTGAACTGCGAGATCAACTGCGATCTCATGTCATCGAGGCTGGGTTCACTTTGCTGTTGAGCTTGGTCCACGGGCTGCCCGTTAACGGCGCTCGGCGTGATCGTCACCATCCCGTTCTGGGATTGCGACACCTTGCCGTCGACCGTCACCGAAACGTCGTCACCGACTTGCGGCTCGCTACCGTCAGCGGAAACCGCCGAGGCCGGGAGCACCAACTGCGCCTGCGTTTGCGTTTGCATATTCATTTCAGGGTTCAGCGGGCGACCAGCCCATGCCAGCCGCCGCCGAATCCATTTCCTTACGCGTTAACGTTGGTTTGAGTGCAGAGGGTCGATACCCAAGTCGCATCGAGCGTCTTGGTCGCGAACCAGAGCATGTGTACCGCGATGATCCAGGCATTTGCGGGGTCGGACTTGTCCGCTTTATCTAGCACGTTGACCTGCGGTGCTTTCGGAGTGCCCTGACCTTCGAGGTCCGCAACACCGAACGCGCCCTTGCCGAAGAACAGACCCGTGTGGATCGTGCCGGCATCATCGTAGGTGCCTTCGGCGGCCGACTGCTTGAACGGCTGAGTGGCCTCGACGATATTCACGCCGAACAACGTTCCGACGTATCCCTTGGTCATCCGCATCGGCTCGCTGTAGGTCACAAGCTGCTTCCAGTCGGGGTCCTTGCGGAAATCCCGGCCTTGGCGAGGCGAAATGACGCCGACGTAGTTTCCGTCGGAGAATTTCGGCGCTCGGGTGTCCTTCAACTGAGTCGCAATGCGGTCGATGTCCGCTACGATTGCGCGACCAGCGCTGTAGGTGGACAACGCGGCAAAGTTCGCGCCGTTTTGGGCGTAGAACTTGTTGTTCGTATCCACGTTGCCGACCAGCTCGTCCCGGACCATCTTGTCCGCGAAAAGCGTTGCCGCCTCGATCATGCGATCGTTTTCTTTGTCCATCGCACGGAAGATCGAGAGCTGCTTTTGACGGCGGCTCACGCGAGCTGCGTCGTAGTACTCATCGAGCTTCACGTCCACCGGCGTGAGCGTGGTGTTCGTGTATTCAAGATTGGTCTGACCTTCCGCCAGCTTCTTGAAGCTGCCAGCAGAGGCGGCAGCCCTCTTGTGGAACCGGATCGTGTCCGTGCCCTCTTCCAAAGGCAGATCGCTTTTATCGCCGTACTTTGGAAGCACGACGTCCTGGATAACCGTCTCCAGGAATTTCTTGTTTAGGTAGTACGGCAGGTTCGACGTTGCGTGTGTCGCTACTTTGACATCACCCATATATTTGAATTCCTATAGTTAGGAACGGTGTGCCATGTCCGCCTCTCGTGCCTGACGCAATATATCCGTTTTCATGTCCGAGACTGACTTGGACTTGAACTCGGGTGCTGCGCCGGGCGAGCCGGGAGCGCTTCCATCAATCCGTCTGGATTGCTGCAACCGTTCATTTTCTTTCGTTAGTTCGTCAACCTTTTTCTGCAAGCCAGCCGCTGAATCCGCTTTCAAGCGCAGATTTTCGTGCTCGACGATCCAGTAGTGCATGACCGGGGGAACCGGCATATTGAGGGGCGTGAGCGCTTCCTTCACCTTGTCGAAGGCTGCGTTCGCGTTTTTCGATAGGGGGCTATCGGCGTTGGCGTAGTCGGGGAAATCCTTCTTTGCCGCATCGGTATTACGGGTAATCTCCGATGAGAAGAAGGTGTGGTATTCCGTCTGCGCTGACTGCCTCATCTCCTTGGCATCATTCCGGGCTAGTTGTGCCAGGCGCAGCTGTTCTTTCCCCGCGTCGGTATCCTTGCCCAACTTTTCAGCCTCTTTATCGAACGCGCCCGCGATCTCATCCAGCTCCTGAGCCGTGTACTTGCCCTTGGCTTTCGCCGCAGGTTTTCCATCGTCCTTGGGAGCGGCGTCTTTCTGCTTCAGCGCTTCTTCACGATGCTGAATTTCCGCTTCCCGCTGGTTGAGTTTCTCGTGCCGCTTGGCCGCACGCGCACCCGCGCGCCGCGCCTTTTCCATGCGTTTCTGGTAGTCGGACATCTGCGCCCCAGCCAGGTCGTCGTCATTTTCGGGAACGTCGTCGGGTGACTTCGCATCCTTTTTGTCGTCGATCTTGGGTGTGGCCGCAGCGGCCGGCTTGCCGTCAGGTTGACCCTCTGAAGGGGCCTGCTTGTTGTCGGCAGGCTTCTGCGAATCGGGATTTTTGTCATCGACGGGCGCGGCAGCACCGGGATCAGCGGGCTGGGCGTCTGTCATAATGCCCGGCCCTCCGCTCTCATGCTCCGCAGCCGATTTAAGTAACTCGGATTTCATATCCGCCAGTGATGTCTTGCCTTCTTCGCTCATGGTTTTTCTAGTTTCCTTCTAGAGTCAGGGAATGGTTCCCGAGATCCCGTCGTCTCCCTGTTCAACGTCGGGTTCGGATTCGTGCAGTTGCCGCCGCACGTGCGCGGAAAGTCGTAGTTGTTCGGTAAACATGCCCCGCAAGCCCATCGCATAGCCGCACCAGAGCTTGTCCCCGGTGCGGACGCTGGCCGCGTCCTGGTCCTGGCAAAGGCGCAGAACCTTGCGCTGGAATTTTTCGCCCGTCTCGGAGATGAGGAACGCATTCCAGTTTTCCTCGTCGGCCTCGACCCACTCGGATGGACGATCCGGCCGGATGGGAGCCAGCAGAATGTCCGAAAGACTCATCAGTGCCCAAATCTTGAGCCGCCATTTCAGCTTCTGGATCATGCCGCCACCGCCATTTCCGATTGCGGCGCGGGCGCGTGACCGTTGCGGATCATGGCGCCGTGTTCCATACCCGCGAGATGCGCAGCCTCTGCCTTGAGCTGGTTAACGGCGCTCTTCTCCATCTCGGCGAACTGAAACGCCAACTTTTTCGCGAGCTGGGGATTCTGCTTTTGGAGCAGTTGAATGTGTTGTTCGGTGTTTTGCTTGAGCAGGCCTTCCGCACGCGGGCTGATTGCCTTGCGCTCGGTAAATAGCTTGTGCATCACCTGGAAATTGGTTGCCACGCGCGTCGCGTGATCCTGGCCCTGTTCGGCATCGACCTGCATTTCGAGAACCGGGTTGGTCATCAGGTCAATGCAATTGGCCTGATCCAACTGCTCGCGCTTGGCCGCATCCTGACCCGCCACAAACAGCCGTTTCTTCGTCTCAGCGCCACGCACCTCGTAGTACATGGAATAGAGTTCGTCCTGGTTGCAGCGCGGATCTCCGCGCAGGTTCTGGAACATATCGTTAACGATCTGGACTTCACCGGCGCGGCCCAGCCCATCGGGGTTTCCACTCGGCTCGATGACGTAGGCGTCGGAAATGGCTTCCTGCGGCAAAATCTGCGTTTGCCCGTCGAAGATGTAGACCAGCGATTCCCCGTCGAATTGGCACGTGAGGCTCCACGCCTGACTGAAGACTTCCGTGAGCGTCTCGCGGATGGAAAAGATGCGTTCCTCGCTGACCAGTGAGCTGTTGTTTTGCGCGGCTCCCACCGCCCGGGCCGTTTGCGCGTCACCGGACTGGAGCGTTTGCTGCAAAGCGAAATCGGGACTGCCGACCAGCTCCTGTTGGAGACTGCGGGAATTGAGCATTTCCTGGAGCAGCTCTTTCGGCGGTGGATCGAACGAAACGGCCGACAGCCCGCCCTTGGTCACATCGCCCGGCTTCAGCAATTCGTTGGTGATGTTGACCTGCGTTCCCTGCGTCGTGAGAATCGGTTTGGCCTTGAACGCCATGTAGTCGGTCCACATGTTGCGGTACTTGGTGGCGTTGACCTCCTCGCCCATGCCCTTCTCGACCACGCCGCGAGATCCATTCCAGCTCTTGTCGATGATTTCCTGCTCGAACTTGGCGTAGGGATATTTGTTGTGCTTGTAGGGCAGGGGTTGATCCGCGCGCACGGGAATATCCTTACGCAGCGGCGACCACCAGACCACGCGCACGTTGCCGGCGTCATCCCGGTAGTAAACCTCCCAGATAATGATCTCTTCGAGATTGTCGGAGTGGGTGAGACCCTCGCGCTTGTACTTGAGCTTGGAAAACTCGCTCTCTTTGCTGTTTTTGCTGCCATCACCCTTGATGGAGTCAATGAAATCTTCGTGCTGGTTGTAGAGCTTGTTCTTCTTGTACGCTTCCAGCGACACGCGCTTGATCTCCATGCACCAGTCCGCTTTCTGCAGGTCGGTGGTCCAGGGCGGGACGACGAAGGAAGAGGAGCGAATATCGTCAAACGCAACCTTGTTCTCGTCAACGTCGCGGTAAATCTTGATCAGGCTTATGCCGCTTTCGAGCATGTAGTCGATGGATCGCTTCGTCGACTTGTTGAAATTGGTCTTGCGCTTGAGGCGGTAACTGAAGCAGTTCGCGGCGTTCTTCAAATAGGGAGCGAGATTGTCCTGCTCCGTGCCGAATGTGCAGATCACATCGTTCTGGAAAATAGTGCGGTTGATCTGACCCTTGATCTTGTCGATCGCGGGGTCTGCGAGCTTAACGGGCGTGTCCGACTGCCATTTCTCTTTGCCCAAACGCCTGACACCATCGCGGCGGATTTTATAGAAGGTGCGCTGCCGGTCGTCGTACTTCTCCCGGTTTTTCAGCACCTCTATGATTTGGTCGTAACGGTCCATTACTTCGCGTCTACCTTGGTTTTGTTCTCGTCGATCTGCTGATGGAGCTGGAGTTCAACTTTGTCGCGGGCCACCATGTACGCCGTGGACGCCAGGCACATCGGCGCGGTGAGAACCACCGTTGTCTTGGTTGGGCCGTCCTTGGTCTCGTTAATCGCCACAGCACGAAAAGCCTGAGCATCCGCGACTGACGGGAAGACAATCCACGATCCAGCGGGGAGTTGCATCCGGTAGGCGTTTCCATCAACTGTTTGGCTTACCGTCGGGAGTCCAGCCGTGTGAAATCCGCAGCTCACTGAGAATATGCTCAGCGCGGACATAATCACCGCGAGCCTCAGCAGCGGCCAACTGCGCCCGGAGGTTTGAGTAGCGGGTTTGCTCATCCTGCAATTGCTCCTGCGTGGTTGGCGCTGCTTTGCGGCGATACCAGAACCACCATGCCGAGAACAAAGTCCCCGCAATTCCGAGTGCGCCAGAAATAAGTGATAGTGACATTCACGGACCCTTTGCTCCCGCTTTTTCGTCGCTTACCTTGTTGTCACGGGCGTGGAATGCGACCCAACCCAAGCTGAAGGCGGTACTGATAACACCCCAATCGGTTACTGTCGGCAATGTCCCATGATCGAGGAAGTTCTTGGCCGCATTGCAGACAAGGCCAATGCCGCTGCCAAAGGACAGCACACCGCCGAGGGTTGTCCGCCACGACCTCATTGCGGCCCCTGGGTTACGGTTGAATACGCGGAGGCCGCTTGCTCGCAGCCTTGGGCCAGTGCGCTCAGCACTTCGATGGCATACTTCGGATTGCCCACAATCTGCGGGTAGTAGGCGCTGTAAATCTCCGCGATTGTCCCGGAGAATTGCGCGTAGATCCCGACGTTGCCAGTCCAGTGGAATGAGGCAACGGCTTCCGCCACTTGCTCGGGTGTGGGGACCTTGCCGTCCGTCAGCGAATAAACGCCACTGGCTGCGGAATAGATTTGATTCGCGAGCAGCGTCCGCTCCGCAGCGTCATTAACGCCGAACTGGAGGAACACGCCCGTGGCAATATGGGCGCCAGTGGTGATCGTGCCCAAGTATGGCGCAACCGGGTCCGCCGATGCGGGAACCGCGGGAGCCGTTGGAACCGTCGATTTACAGCCGATCAGCGCGACGCAGATCAGCACCAGCAGTATGTTGAACCATTTCATTCCTGTCCTTCTGTTAACTTTCAATTCGAGTGTGGCCGGCCAAGGATGTTTGGATAACGTCGCGCTTGGCGAAGTCGTCCAAACCATCCTTATGGCCGTTGTGCACAAATCTTTTCCTATCGCAGCGTTGTCTGGAAATATTTCACCGACTGGTAATCGACCTGCACAGTCCGCGCGGTCGTTCCCGCAGTCTTCAAGATGCTGACACCCGCGCCCACCGCCGCAGTCGGGATGTTGGTCTTGTGCGTGGCGACCAGCACGTCGTTGACGTAGAAGTTGACTTCCTTGGCCTTCTCATCCACGCGAATCGCCAGCTTCTGGAATGTGCCCGCGACTGGATCATAGGCGCTGCCCAATGTCGTGGTCGTGGCCGTGCCCGCATTGTCCGTCCGGCAGATCAAGTGCGTACTCGCGTTCGTGTACTTGAAGCAGATGTCGTTGTTGTTATCGCCGCTGGTCCCCGCCAGGAATCCCTCGCGGATACCGGCGGAATCAGTTCCATCCGGCAGTGTCGGAATATTAACGGCCGTCTCGTAGAGCAGCACGCCGGATCCCGGAGTCGTGAAGCTCACCGAGTTGGAATCGCCCGTGCCACGGTAGGAATAGCCGGAGGTGGTCGTACCCGTCGAGAGCTGGACAATGCCGGGGCGCAGCGCGGTGCCTGCAACCTGCGACTGTGCAGCGCCCGTTCCGCTGTTGACCACGTTAAACCCGTGAATCGCAGCGGGCGTGGTGCATTCGTCGAATAGTTGGACAGGCGGATAGAGCTGTGCGCTCGCGCTGACGATTGATACGAAGGCGAGCAGGACTACTGCCAGCCAGTGATTTACTTTCTTCATCTCTGTTGTTTCCTTGGTTGGTTGTTGTTTGTCAGTAGGCGACGCCGCCCACTTCGCAAACGTCGCGACTGGATTCCGTCTCCTCGTAGATTTCACTTAACGGCTTGAAAATTTGCTCCGATCCCTTCACCCAACTCGTGACCGGGGATTCGCCGGCCCACCAGACGCCGGCGACGGCATCGGCGCGGTCGGGCGAGGACACGCCGCGATCATGCAGGTCTCGCTTGCTTTCCAGGCGCAACTTGCCAGTAGCTTCGTTCAGCACACCGTAGCGGTCGGTTAGCTGCGCGCGCAGGATGCCATCGGGATCTGGAGGAAGCCCGACTTCCATGCGCTCGATGGCGCGGCCGAGGCCGTACCACTGTTGAGCGGCGACGTTGTCGTAGGCTTCGTCATTCACCTTGGCATTGGCGTTGACCCGGTTGAGCGCCCAGCCAGCCTTGTCGAAAGCGTCGCAGATGGGAATGTCGATACCATCCGCACCAGCCCAGACTTCTGAGGGCTTGAGCTTGTATTCCTTGAAAAGCTGAATGAAGCGCGCGACTGCCGCCATGCTGTCCTTCTCGCGCCAGCAGATCAGGGCCTTGATGTAATTTCCTTCGCGGTAGCAGAAAACATTTTCATCGCCGCCGAGCGCGAAATCGAGGTAGGCCGCGCGGTCATGGCGGTTGATGCGGATCACGCCGCCGTTTGTCCCTCCGCTGTACGCGCGAGCCAGGTACTGAATCTTGACGGGCTTGGCGGCCGCCATCAGGTCGTCGTCACCCATGAACTCCGCGTAAAGCGCCGAGCGCGTGAGCGGATGATTCTCACCGTACTTTGCGAAGAACTTTTTCTTGTCCTCCTCGCCCATGTGCGGACAGTCGTCGATGGTGATGGTGATATTGGTAAAGCCCAGTGTCGGATTGTTGAACGAGTCGTAGAAATCTCCCATCATCATGCCCGTGGAGCTGAGCAAGATCAGGCGCTGGTATTTGCAGCGATCCATCGCCGTGAAGATTGGCTTGGGAATGCTCTTGGCTTCGTCACCCCAGATCCACAGCGACTCTTGAAGATTGCCGTGGTTTCCCTCGAAGCGACCGGCTTCCTTCGTCGATATGAAACGCGCCCAGGAACCGTTAGGCGCCGTGATCTCATCGTTGGTCATTTTCCAGCGAGGCAAGCGTTCCTTGTGATTGAAAATGTTCGGCTGGACCTGCGTTTCGAGCTGGGTCCAGGACGCGGATGTGATGATGTGACGCGAGCGCGGGAATTTCGACATCGCCCACAACAGACCGGGCGCGAGAATGTTGCTGGTCTTGCCACCGCCATTGTTAGCCTTCACGGAGAGGCGGTCAGTTTCTGTCAACGCATCGAGAGCGGCGATCTGCTTCGGCGTGGGTGTAAGCCCCAGCTCCTTCTCCGCGAAAACAACGGGGTGCAGCTCGATGTGCTCTTTGAGGAAGCTGTTCATTTCTTGCCCCCGTATCGAATCCAGTCCGCAATCGGCCGGACGATGGTGTTCCCGAACCAGATGATTGCGCGATCGAAGATGTTCATTGCCGCGCTGCCAATCTCCGGGCTTCCTCGATCCGCGTGAAATAATCGTTCTTCTCGGCGGGCGTGACGACCACTGTGGTGACAGAAATGTTCGGTGTCAGGCCTTTCCACTCAGGCAGCACGGCCGCAGCGAATCCCATCAGGAACTTGTCCGAGACGTTTGGATCCTTCAATCGCGCGGTAACAATCTCGCGCAGTTGTTCCTCGTACCGCTCCTCGCATTCCTTAACCTCCTGGGCGAACTCAGTGCAGTTTTCGATCCTGCTTTTGAGCGTCGACGGCGAAACGCCAGCCAAGTCGCAGGCTTCGAGTTTATTCCTCGATTGGGCGTAGTAATGGAGGAAATCAGCCTCCCATTGTTCAGAAAACTCGCCGTGTGGCACGCTGAGAGCAATAACGCACGTCCTAGCGAAGCATCAACCGGAATCAAGTCGACGGTTTTGGACGAACTGCTTAACGTCTCTTACGATTCACGCGCTTTCGCGGTCGAATGCGGAAGTGTGGACGAGCGGCCAGCCATGCGCGCGCTTCGTCTTCAGTGGCCTTGCGGTCGGGCATGGGAAAGCCCTGGTGACGCATGGACAGGATGAAATCGCGGCTCTTTGGTTTCTTGCCGCCGAGCGCAAACGCCAGCTCTTTGATCGAGAGGCGCTCACTCATTCGTTCGAGTGCGCCAGAATTTTATCGGCTGACCATTGGGCTCAGGGAGCGGCGTCGACTGAAAGATGCTGTACGATGCGTACCGCAACAATTCGCGCTGGAGAAACGCGCACATCGCAGTTCGTGGCTGTTGATCTCTGCCCCAGAAATGTAAGCGAGATACAACCCGCCAGATTCGCCACCATAACCACCATGCGTTAGCTCGCACGCTCGCAACCTCGGGCATGAAGCCCTCGGTAGGCGAGTTTTGCAAATCCGTCAAGAAGATTTGTGCGTTTGTCGCCACAGGCTTCCCGCACGTCGGTGCTCACATTGAACTCGGCGTTCCAATAGTCGAGCGGGACGAACAAAAAGTCCTCGTAACGCCAAGGTTCACCGAACTCAACAAGGACATATCCGTGAAGGCCCGGAATGAAGGGGCGTTCAACGATGCACTCTACAGTGTAAATCTGGTGAAGCTGAGGCACTGGTCCAGGCCAAAGCGGTTGCTGACCACGATAAATATAGACCACTTTCACGCTGCCCTCGCTTTCTCCACTGAACTCACCAACTTCACGATCCGATTTCGCAGCGTGATGTCCGTCATACCACCTCGATTCGCCACGTCATCGCAATACTGGATCATTCCCTGTTCATCGCGAGAGAGGCCGGCAACTTGAGCCCTCACAGCGTCTTCACCCTCAGCCAACAGCTTTTCCACGATGCCGTAGAGCCGTTTCCACTGCGCTTGTTCTCTCTTCGTGGTTTCAGTACGCGCCGCATCCGCACGTTCCTTCGCCTTGGCTTTCGCCGCAGGTTGCGGATCTGGCGCGCCCAGGTTGCCTAGCCAGCTCAGCAAGAACGTTCGCGTCATGGGCTTGCCCGGATACTTGATCTTGGATTTGTTCTCCGCGAGCTGTGCCTCGCGCTCAACTTCCAAATGGCGATAGGCCGGGCTTGCCTTCAGCTCCTTCAGGTATTCGGGAGTGACTTGATCGAAGCCGACGCGCGGCGCAGCCGGTTCCTCTCTTCTTCCATTCCGTTCCATTCCATTCCCTTCCATAGGCACTTCGCCGCAGCGTGGTGCGGTTTCGCCGCATGAAGGTGCGAGATTGTCGGAAGCTGCTGCCTCCGTGTCGAATAGCTCCAGCCAACCGATCTTAAGAAGCCGCGGAATTGCCTCCTCAAAGACCGCTTCAGAGCCATGCGTCATGCGCGCTAAAGACCCCGCATCATGGGCCACCGCACCCTCCCGCAGGAGAGTGCCGCGCATGTCGCACTTGCTTGCGACCTCCACAATCAGCGCCCAAGCGCCGAAGTGGGACATCCCATTCGCGTGGTGCAGTAATTCAGTGAAGCCGTCGCCATCGTGCTTATTGGGCATCGGAACCCATTCCATGCGTTTCAACTCACGTGTGCGGTTGTTCTCGAAGAGATTGGCCCACTCTCTGACGCGAAGGACTTTCATAACCGCGCTGCTTTTCTCCGGTTGCACGAACCGCATAACGGTTGAAGATTGCGTTCTTCGTCGGTTCCACCTTTCGATACCGGCATAATATGATCAACTTGAAGATCCATCGAAGTGCTGCAATGAAGGCATCGGCCCGCTGCCAGCACCCGACGCCGAACGTCAGGGGATAACTTACCTCGCTTGAAACGCGGCGCAACTGGCCCGAATCGGACAGCCCCAATGAATGCAAGACCTTTAAATGGCTCACGAACTCCAAACAGGCATGATTCGCAAAGACGACGAAACAACGCACCTTCCTGCTCCAGACTCATCATCTGGACGTTCGCATCAGCCAGGTAGTCCCCGGCATAGAACTGGAAGGCGGGGGATTTCATGCGCCGCGCTCCAATCGCCGCAGACGCGCTATTTCCGCTGCCAACTTCTCGCCGATGTCGTGAACCTGATCCTCGATGGCGATGTTCTCGCCAAAATAAACTTGATGCCGCAGCCGGCGAACCCGTTCGCTGGTAAAACAGCCGGACATCAGCAGCGCTTGAATATTGATCTGATCCCAGGCATCGGCCACGCGCACACGCGGTGCCTTCGCCACGGACCAGCCGTTGTCCCCGCGAACGATCAAACCCGCTTCATCCGGTAGTTCCTTTTTCGAGACCAGTCCGGGCAAACACGCGAAATAGAATCGGGCGCAGAAAGGCAGATACTTTTTCCATTTGTTGGTCGAGACATCCTTCAGGTAGTCGTTGCGCGACACCTTCACGTCGTAAATCGCGGGATTGAACCGCGTGTACGATCGTTCAAGCGTCAACACATCGGGAATGGGAATGCGGCCACCGCTCAACCAGATGGAATCAATTCTTGGCTCCGCAAACACAATGCGCATGCCGTAGAAGAACTTTGCCAGATCCTCTACGACCGCGCCGTGCGGCGTTTCCCCCAGTGGACGCCGACGCATAGACTACGATGCTTCCGCCAGCCGCTTCATATCGTCCAACGCCTCTTTGTTGGAGCAATAGAAGTTTGGGATTTTCTCAATCTTCGGATCGCTCTTGAGGTAGATCAACGCAGCAGCAGCCGGAGTTCCCATGCAAAACTCCATCGCCCGACCCGCATCACCAGCAAGATGAACAACCCATCCCGCCTGGCAATGCGTCGTGTCGCAGGAGTGCCAGTTGTTCATGTCCAGCGCGTCGGGTTTGCACGCGGCCTCATATACCGCTTTGTGAATGTCTTTAATGAACGGCACGCCATTGAGGTCGGCACCGCTCAGGACGGCATCGCGCAGGTCGGCACCGCGCAGGACGGCATCGCGCAGGACGGCACCGCTCAGGACGGCATCGCGCAGGTCGGCACCGCGCAGGACGGCATCGCGCAGGTCGGCACCGCGCAGGTCGGCACCGCGCAGGACGGCATCGCGCAGGACGGCATCGCGCAGGTCGGCACCGCGCAGGTCGGCACCGCGCAGGACGGCATCGCGCAGGACGGCATCGCTCAGGACGGCACCGCGCAGGTCGGCATCGCTCAGGACGGCATCGCGCAGGACGGCATCGCGCAGGTCGGCACCGCGCAGGTCGGCACCGCGCAGGACGGCATCGCGCAGGTCGGCACCGCGCAGGACGGCATCGCGCAGGACGGCACCGCTCAGGACGGCATCGCTCTTAACAGCAGCTTCCAACGCCAGTTTCCAACTATCCGTTTCAATGGAGAAAAGCACGCTCCCCGTCCAACGACTCTTGATTTCAAACTTCATTTTTTCCTTGGGTTTGTGACCCTCGAAGCCAAGGCACAGGCGAACGCTCGATGACTGATGATTGTGAAGGCAGCAGAAGAAAGAACGCTGCCCATGCCTTGGCCGCGAGAGTCTGGATTAACTGCCTTCACGAGGCCGACCATAAAGGCCAGCGTGAGCGTGTCAACACAATTTTTCGGATTCGGCATCCATTCGAAACCCGAACAGGAGCAGATTCTGTAGTCGCTGTGGTGAGAGCGTAGCCATCTTGAACGGCGGCTCCAGTTGGGTCTCAGCGCAGGGATCTTCGTTCCAGCTCAGAACCCCAGCCGCGAAATCGTTCCAACGCCTCATCCAGTCCAGCCGCGCTTGGAGCATGGAGGGGAGATGTGGGTGTTTTAGTCGCCGAAGATTCTTGTTGCGCATTTGTAGCGGGGTTGGCGACGACGGGACCGGAATAGGTAGAAGAGAATGGCGAACGGGCCGAACATGATCACGTGCCCGAGCCTGACCAGGCGACCGAAATGGTCAAGAACAAAAGTGCGTTAGAATGTATGGTTTGACAAGCAACTCAGGCTAACCCGGCGCAAGGTTTTCGATGGCGCTGACGATTGATGGAAAGGCTCGTTTCGCACCTATCGAATGGCGACTGTCACAAATCCGCTGCCCTCCGGCTTCCAGCCGCCGCCCGCTGTTCTCGCGCCGAATTGGGCGGGAAGCGCGTTAAAGGCCGAAAGCACGTTCCACCAGCTCTCGCCATACATCGGAAAACTCAAGTCCTCCATCGCCGGATCGTTGATTGAACAGTTCACGCAACCGTCAGATGTGGTATACGATCCGTTCTCGGGAAGTGGCACGGTTGCGCTCGAAGCGTGGATTGCCGGCCGCCACATCATCGCCAACGATCTAAGCCCATACGCGGCGATCCTCACGCGCGCAAAACTTTTTCCCTACGATTCGCTTGAAGACGCGCTCGACGACATGGAGGATCTTGAGGACTTCGCCGCAGCCGTGGCCGATAGCCTCGACCTTCGCACCGTTCCCCGATGGGTGCGCGAGTTTTTCCATACCCGAACCCTTCGCGAAACTCTCGGGTGGACTTACGTACTCAGGCAACGGCGCCGCTGGTTTCTGTTGGCATCCCTCATGGGCATCTTGCACCACCAGAGACCGGGCTTTCTATCATTCCCGAGCAGCCACACCGTGCCCTATTTGCGGAAGAAGGCTTTCCCGCCCGCGAAGTTTCCCGATCTCTACGAATACCGCTCGCTGGCAGACCGCTTCGAGGCCAAGATTGAACGTGCCTTTTCCCGTGTTCCCGATCTGGACAGCGGAATTAACCGCGCATGCTTCCAGACATCGGCGCATCTCCTTACGCCCGCGCAGAAGGTGGATGCCATTATCACGAGCCCGCCGTACATGCGGCAGCTCGATTACGGCCGCGACAACCGCCTCCGACTTTGGTTCCTGGGTGTTCCCGACTCCCGCGCGCTCGATCACGAGATTTCGCCGCGCAAGGACGCTTTCCTGAAGCTCATGGCGCGTTGCTTCAAGAAGTGGAAGTCGATCTTGAAGCCCGATCGCTATTGCATCCTCGTCGTGGGCGACGGCAGCAGCGAGTTAAAAGATGCCAATCTTCCCGTACTCATCTCCCAGATCGCGCAGAAGGAAGGGTTCGTCCACGTCCTCGACCACACTGAAGCCATACCGAACGAGCGCCGGGTCCGCCGCGGACTGACGGGCAGCACGTCGGAAACAATCGTCATCCTTCGCAACGCATCGCGCAGTACATAGGAGCGACACAATGCAGCAGGTTTTCAACACGCGTAACTATAGCGTTCGAGATTTTGAAGAATGGCAGCAACGCGACGAGCTTGTACTACAGCCCAAATTCCAACGCCGCGAGGTATGGAGCGAAAAGGCTCGCTCCTATTTGATCGACACGATCATCCGAGGAAAGCCCATACCCAAGGTCTATATGCGGCAGGATGTCAATCCCAAGACCCGCCGCGTATTGCGCGAAATCGTCGATGGGCAACAGCGACTTCATTCCGTTCTCAACTTCTTGAAGGATGGATTTAAGATCAGCCGCGCCCACAACGAAGAGTTTGGCGGAAAAACATTCAGCCAACTGAACGAGGACGCGCAACGCGACATCCTCAAATACGAGTTCGCCGTTGACCTCCTTCAGGACATGCCGGACAACGAGATTTACAATATCTTTGCGCGGATCAACACCTATTCCGAGAAGCTGAAGGATCAAGAATTACGCAATTCAAAGTGGTACGGCTTCTTCAAGTCTTCCGTTTATTTGCTCGCCGAAGAGTTCACCACATTCTTTGTAGAAAACAAGCTCTTCACCGCGAAAACGATCCTCCGCATGGCCGAGGCCGAATTCATATCGGATCTTCTCCTGTCGATGCACGAGGGAATCGTCGCGCGGTCCAAGATGGTGCTCGACAACGCATACAAAAAATACGATGATGATTTCCCGTCTCGCAAAACCTACGAAAAAAGGTTCCGTGAGACCATTGACATCATCAAGGCCATCCACGGTGATGACCTCGGGGAATCCGAATTTCGAGCGCAGCGGCTTTTCTATCCGATGTTCTGCTCGATTTACCACCTCAAGTACGGCCTTCCCAATTTCACGCTTCCCCGAAAGACGATCAAGGTATCGGACTACCCCAAGATGAAGACCGCCCTTGAGTCGGTCGATACGCTACTGGAAGAGATCAAAGAATCTCACACCAACCCGGCTGCGCTCGCTCTTTCGGATGTTGACAGCAAGTTCTACGACTCAATAACAGTGCACTTCGTCCACGCGGACAAGCGCGTAATTTCCACGACCTACATTTGCCGAAAACTCGCCAAGGTATTGAGCTAAAAGTTTATGCCTGCACCCCGCCTTCACTCAGCGCTAGTTTCGTTTTCCCGCTCCGTAGAAGAAGCACGGGACTTGGCTGATGACGCTCACCGATGGTCCACGCCCCCGCGCCCAGGCGCACGCTCCCAAATCACAATCCAACGGCGCAACACACTTACCGAGATGGCCTTTTTGAGAGCCTTCACAAGTTGGGAAAGCTTTTTAGAAGATACATTCCTTCTTTATTTGTTGGGTCATAAACCACCAAAGGGAGCGCCTCCCCGCCGTTATGGGTTTCCTCAAACCCCGGATGCGGCGGCAGAATGGTGTACCGATGGTAAGCCATATGCCAAATGGCACGTGAACGACGTGCAGCGCAGGGCGAACCGATGGTTCAAAGATGGAAAGCCGTTCACTCCCGCGCTCCAAAGCCAGCAATCCCGACTGATGCAGCTCGTTAGCATTCGCAACGCGATTGCCCATGAATCCGACAGCGCCAAAGGTAAATTTGAAAACGTCGTTCGCACTGAACTTGGGGCCGTGCCGCCGAACACGACGGTGGGTTCATTCTTGATGACGACCAAACCGAACACAACGCCTCCGATTTCGTTTCTGGAATTTTATGTCAGCGAGATTCTCCGGGCCGCTCAGAACATTGTCCCGAGATGACGGAGGAAGGATTCGAACCTTCCTTACTGCGGGATTCGCACCCCATGTCAGCTTCCCTCGCCAGAGGCACCGTCAAAACTGTTTCGTCCGCACCTTCAAAGGCGTAATCCACGTCGTAAGGGAAGGCAGACGCTTCGTTCATGGAAGGACACGCCATTCCAATCTTTGAACACGAGAATCGAGCGTTATTACCCAACCGACTCCCGCATACAGCCAGCAGCCAATTTGAAACGCGCCAATCATAGCCAGCGCGAAGAAGCACGCCAGAGCCACATCGACCCACACACTTTCCTTCTCAGACTTCCTACTCATTCCATTCCTTCTGTTTTGGTCGACTAACACATATCCGCCACGCGCACCCGTTTGTGCGCTGGCGGTTCCGGCATCTTCAACCGTAGATGCGGAAAGCTGGGGTTAAGGCTTGGCGTTGCTGGAATGCGCCTCATCAAAATGTGAAAGCTGCAAATCGCCGTCACCAGCCCGAAGATCAGCAGCCAGTACACCATTGCCCAATGTCGGAGCGTCATTTCAACATCTCCTCCACAGCGCCTAATGCTTTCACGGTTTCTTTAAGCGCGTGTCCACATGTGATGCACTCACTGAGCTTCGTTTTTCCCTCGTGTTCCGCGACCCGAGCGAGCAGATAACGCACTTCTTCTACTAACTTCTCCACCAATGGCCGCATGTTAACGCTGGAGACGATCAGGGCTGCATTTGCTTCGGCGGTGACTGCATCATCATCGTCCGCATCGGGTATGCACCTGGCGACGAAAACTTCATTCGCGCTCTTGATCGTGTCGCTATGCTGAGTCCACGGAAGTGGGCTAGGCTTTTCTTTTTTCTTTGCCTGTTGCTTCCTCGCACGCGCTTTGTCCGCCGCGTCCTTCAGTTGATCGATCACATCGTAGATGTCCTCGACACATGGTTTTCCCTCATTCATGCCTCTACCTTTCGTACAGTTTTGCCCGTCACCGGGCATTTGATGTTTTCCACTTCCCGCAACAGCCCCGCTTCCACCAGCTCGCTGATTCTTGGTTGAACCGCGCTACGGTGCTGAAAGCCCATGGCCTTCGCTATTTCCCGATCAGTGCCGCCTCCGTATCGCCGCACGTGCGCTAGGACTGCCATCGCCTTCTTGCCCAGCTTCGGCTTTTCCTCGCGGTAAGCATGTGCGCTGTTCTCATGCGTCCGGCGCACGTAGTCGTCAAACGTGAATTGCTCTGCGGCGTACACGCTCATTCCTCCTGCTCGCTTTCCCCCAAATGAATGCTTATGACGACCGCGAACCCAGCGCACAAGCCGCCCACAAAGAAAGCTGCGCAAGCCAAGGGATAGAGGCCGCAGTGATACGAATACACGCCCACGAGGACCATTTGCAGGGTAAGTCCCAGCTCCAAAAGTAGGTGTTTCATCGTTTCGTCTTCCGGTCGACGATAAATCTGACCTTGCTCGGATCGTTCCAGTCCCGTTGACCCTTGACGACAAACTTCAGGTGACGAAGCGCGAACAACCGCGCCGCCATTGCGTCTTTGGCGGCCACGGTGAACTCGCTCTTTAGCTGAAGATTGAGCGCGAGCAGCGCGAGCCCGACACGCGAGCGAACCTTCCGTTTGCGGGACACGCGCGTGGACATTATTTGCCGCCTTTGGTTTGTTGTTGATCCTTCGGCCCATCGAGGAGAATCACGCGATCCACCACGACCGCTAGACGGCTATGACGCACCTGGTCTTGGCCGTCCCACACCTTCTTGACGAGATGGCCCTCGATGAACACACCCTTGCCCTTCTTCACGTACTTCTCGAAGATGTCGGAGGTCTTGCCCCACGCCTCGAAGTCGATGAAGTTCACGCCACGCTCGCGGGTATCCCCTTGACCCACGGTGTAGTTCACGCCGAGCGAACCCGTCGTGACCTTGCTGCTCTTGGTTGTTCTCGTTTCGGGATCGGCGGCCACGTGGCCGGCCAACTGCACTTTGTTGTAGTCCACTTGCTTCCTTCGGTTAGAGGTTGATGCCGAGTATGTACATGCCGATGAAGGCCACAATCCCGCCCACGACCTTGGCGGCTCTCACGATGCCGGGAATGAGCGCGATGGGAACGCACTCTTCGAGTGCGGGAACTTCATCCGGGCAGTACTTGGCGATTACGTAGTCGATTTGGCGAATGGCGGCATCTGCCGTCTTGCGCGAACCCATATCCCACGCATCCACTTCATTTTCTGGTTGCCAACTTAGGGAGTACCAGATTTCCTGTAGAGCATTAAGCTGCTCTGCGTCACGCAACGCAATACTAGCCTCATGTCCGTTTACATTCAAATAGAGCGCCTCTCCTATGTGGGACACTCCCTTAAGTTCGCGCATCCAACCAACGATGCAACATGAGTGAATTTGCATATGAGGAATTGGGCGCGGATTTGTCATCCATAAACACGCAGGATTCGCGTCGATCATCCCGCGCACCTGCAACAACGTTTTCTTATCAATTACTGGATTCATTGTTTTTCTTTCTGTTGGTTGTTTAAAACGGAATGTCATCGCCGCTTTCGTCTACGGCTCGACCTTCCTCTGGCGGCGCTTCCTCTCGCCTTGGCTCGCGTTTCTGCGAATCAGGCGACGAGAGAAATTGAACCCGATCAGCGCGAATGCGTGTGCGGCTTTTCTTTTCACCACCGGATTCCCATTGCTCGGTTTTCAGCCGCCCTTCTACCAACACGGCCCGGCCCTTGGCGAGATATTCCTTGCAAGCTTCGGCTTGACTGCCCCAGACCTCCACCTCGCCCCAATAGACCTCTTCCTTCACCCCGCCGGAATCGGTTTTATATTTGTGGTTCACTGCCAGCCCAAAATTGGACACGGCAGTTCCTTTCGGCGTGTACTTGCATTCGGGGTCGCGGGTGAGATGCCCAACGAGAATGACGCGATTGTAATTAGGCATTTTTGGCCGCGCCTTTCTTCTTGGGTTCCACACCAAGCCGTTTGGCGGTCGCGGCGTAGAGCGACGCGAAGTGGTTGAGTTCTTGCTGGCTCAGTTTGTCCTTTATCGCCGTCACCATCTTGCTGGTGTTTTCCAAGTCACCCGCGCTTTCGGAGGCAAGGAACTTCGATTCGATGTCCTCTAGCTTGTCTTTCGACACCAAGCTTGGGACTGCTCGCTTCATCGCGCCCTCAGCATCGTCGTCTTCAGTCACAACCCCGACAATCGCAGCCAGTGAATAGCGCCGTGCGTAGGTAATTGCGGAACCGACAGCTTGCGGATCAGTCTTAACCGCCGTCATCGTCAGCGTCCCGCTAATAAACTGCCCGGATTTGTGCATGAGCACCGTCTCGACGCTCACCGTACCCGGCACATCTTCGGGCGCGAATACCTGAGACACGGCCAGATCGTTTGCCGTCAACGCTTCCCGGCAAGCATCCGTGACGCTTTCCAAATCCGCATACTTCGACTTGAAGTAGGGATTGTCCGCATCCTTCAGGGCTTTCTTCACTGCTTTCTGCGTGAGCACCAACGCCGCAGCCAACTCTCCAATGGAATCGCTTCTATTCATTACCGCGCTCCGATTGCGAGTTTGATGTCCTCTTCGAAGAACATTCCCGGCGTTTTCAGCGTCCCTGCCTCATCCAGCTTCAGCGCGGCTTGCACCTTCGACGCGCTCAGCGTGATGTCAAACAAATCGGGACGTGCAGCGAAGGCCAGCTTCGCGTCGACAACTTGGGCCTTGTACCGCTTCCGCAATTGAGTGCCCTTGGTCTGATTGGCTTGCGCTTCCAGTTCGCGTTGCTGGCTGGCTTGAATCTCCACAGCCGCACGGACGTTCACCTTGTCGAGCTTCTTTTCCAACTTCCCGCGCTCGGCTTCCGTGATTTGCTCGCTTTCCAGTTTCTTGCGGAGCTTTTCTTCCTCTGCGCGCGCGGCGGCGAGTGCTTCCTCACGCTTGCGCCGTTCTTCGGCCTCGACGCGCTCTTGTTCCTCGCGCTTTTGGCGCAGGAAACTCCCACAAGCATTCTGGAGGCGATTGACTTCCGCATCCACGTCCGCGGTGAAGGTTTTTGCCACGTTGTCGATTTCCTTGCCCAGCGCGAGCAAAGGTTCCTTAAGTTCCTTCCTCGTCGCTTCCACGCTGTTGCTCAGGGCTTTTAGGTCACGCACGACTTCGACTGCGCTCTGTTGGGTTTCATCGTTGGTTACGGTCGTGATACTCGCGGCCCGAGTGGTCAACGCTTTTTTCTGGTCATCAGCTTCCTGCGTTATGGCGATTGCAGGTGCTTTGAACCCCGGCTTCATTAACATCAGTTCCTTGCTCATTTCGGTCTTTCTAGTTGAGTGCTGCCAATGCGATCAATGCGCCGAGGCACACGCCTAGCAGCACCGCATTGGTGAATTTGTTTATCGTTTGCATGGCGCGACCCTACCAGCCAGCAGCTCGGGGTCAAGTCTTTTTGAAAACTTTCTTTTCAAAAAGTTCTTGCCTTCTGGTCTACGCTCTGCAAACTGAGCGCATGAACGTACTCGATCAATTCGCCAACATCGCCAAGACTCACGGCGCAATCGCCGCATACAACGCTCGCAAGAGCCAACCCGAAAGAATGCCGCTTATGCTGTGCTGGCCCGTGGAGCAATGGCATTGCCAAGATTGCGGCCATAAATGGACTACGCCGCCGAACGATCGCGCACAGGGCGAACCCGAGTGTCCCAAGTGTGCCAATCCCGAGGAACGCGACGAAGTACCCGCATCCGGCCCACGCTGGAATGATCCACTGGCCCAGAACTGGCTTGGGGAGCGCGGTTAAACCATAAAACGGAAGGCACAGCATGACCAAGGAAGCGCTCAGCCAGATCACGGACGTTCTTTTCGAGCGTCTTTGCGAGGCGATGGAATCCGGCGCGAACGACGATGTGAAAGCCGTTCTCAAGTCAATGAGCGCGTTTCACGACTACAGCTTTGCGAATGTCTGCCTCATCCTGAGCCAGTTCCCGAAGGCTACGAAGGTCGCGGGTTTCCGCACGTGGGAGAAATTCGACCGCCACGTGGTGAAAGGATCAAAGGGAATCGGTATCCGGGTTCCCATGCGCTACAAGAAAGGCGAGGCGACCGAGGAGGAGCAAGCGACCGGAATCTTTTTCGGCGTTGGGCATGTGTTCGACATTTCCCAGACCGAGGGCGCACCACTCCCCGACTTTCACAGTGATCCGGTTAGGGGCGAACCCGCCGCATTGTTGGAGAAGTTGCGCGAGAACATCACCGCGAGCGGGATCAAGCTTGACTACGTTGAACACCTTGCTGGAGCCGAAGGTGTTTCCAAGGGCGGCGCGATTGCGATCAAAGACGGCCACGAACGCCCGAAAGACTTCGCCGTTCTTTGCCACGAATGGGCGCACGAACTCTTGCATAGGGATGGCAACCGCCACGCGCTGACCAAGACGCAAAAGGAAACGGAGGCCGAAGCGACTGCCTACATCGTCTCCACCGCAATCGGCCTCGATCTTGGCAACAGTTCCGCGAACTACATCGCGCTTTACAACGGCGACAAAGCCACGCTCAAAGCCAGCATGGACAGGATTCAAAAAACCGCGCAGTTCATTTTGAAGGGGCTGGGTTACGGACGGCAGGAAGAACCCTACCACAGCACACGCCCCTCTTTAGCCCTCAGCCAAATAACCCCGGCGAGTTACGCCAACCCGCCACCAAAACAGAAAGAACCAGCAATATGACGACAGAACTACCCGTAAAGTCCCTCGAACCGTCCCCGACGAACCCGAGGAAAACTATCGACAAAACCACAATCGCGGAACTGGCCGAGTCCATAAAGACAAACGGCCTCCTGCAGCCGCTTCTCGTCCGGCCCCTAGGCAAGAGCAAAGACCGCTATGAAGTAGTTTGCGGTAATCGCCGCTTGCTGGCCTTGCGGCAAACTGGCCTCGAAAAATGTCCGGTAACAGTCCGTGAGCTGACCGACGAGGAAGCCGTCGACGCGCAGCAGGTCGAGAACTTGCAGCGCGAGGACGTGCCACCGCTCGAAGAGGGAGAGGCTTTCGCCGCACTGGTGAAAAAGTACAACGTGGAAATGGTCGCGTTCAAGGTGGGCAAGACTCCGGCGTTCATTCGCCGCCGCATCATGTTGACCAGACTAACGGGCGATGCCCGGACGCTCCTGCAAAAAGGCGAGTTGCCGATCAAGTCGGCAGAGATGATCGCCGGGATCGAGGACGAGAAAGCGCGAAAGGCATTGGTCGACGGTCTCCGATGGGCTGGGAAGTCGCCCGAGGATATAGCGGGAGCTATTCGCCAGACGATTCTTCAGAAGATCAGTAAGGCCCCGTTCGACACGCGCAAGGTTTACGGATGCGCCGATGAGCAGCCGACAACCTGCGACGTTTGCCCGTTTAACACCGCAGCCAAGAGCGGTAGTCTGTTCCCCGAATTGGCGAAGGACGCGCAATGCACAAATGGCAAATGCTTCCGGGCAAAGACCGACGCGCATTACCAGATCAAGGTTGACGAACATTTGCAGAAAGGTGGGAGCAAGTTGGGCGAGCAGGATGCGAAGAAGTGCTGGCCGCGCAATTACTATAGCGGCGGGGACATGCCTGTCAGCGATCGCGCACCGTTCATCGAATTGAGTGTTGTGCAGCCGCTCTTCAAAAAGGCGAAGGTGGATTTGCCGAAGGATAAAGTGTTTATCGTTCGCAATCCGAGCACCCAGAAGGTTCACTACGTCGTCGCGCGGGATTTCGCTAGCAAGGTAATGCCCAAACCAAAGAAAGAGGAACCGACACGCAGCAGGGGAGAGTCTGCCGCCGCGAAGCTCAAGTACGAAATCGAAACCGCCGTGCGCGAGCAAGCGCAAGTGGCTTACGCGACGGAATTCGCAAAGCTGAAGGCGATTGACGGTAGAATCCACCGCGCACTCGCGAACATTCTTGGCGACGAAATCCATGGAAGCGATTGGGAATTGTTTGCCAAAGCTTTCGCAACCGAGACCCCTCCACAGGGCAAGGGCTACGATGCGGCGCAGAAGTGGGGCAAGAAATTCTTGGCAGGACTGGACAAGAATCAACTCCCGGCTTTCATCGTGTTGGCCATCGCCATGAAGGACTGCTATGGCGCGACACCGGAAATACGTGCATTGGCTACAGCCGCAGGAGTGGATTGCAAGAAACTCGAAGCAAACGTAACCAAACAGGTCAAGGCTCAGCTTGCGGAGCGAAAGAATGCGGAACCCGCGACCAAGGCGGCAGCATGACCACGCCGCACCTTACCAGATGCCGTGTTTGCCGCTGCACAGAGGAACGTGCATGTAATCCACCATGTGCATGGGAGCGCGGAGAAGAAGACCTTTGCGACTCATGCGCGAAGGTTGTTCGAGCCGTAGCAGAGTGGCTTAACACAGGCCGCAGGCCGAGCTTCGCGGCCCTAAAACGAGAGGCTCAGAAGGCCGCATAGAAATTTGCAGGTGCAGCAAGGTGGGTTACTGCCGCGACCGCGCTCCGAAGGCGCGGCGCGAAGTTCGGCAGGGGTTTGCGGTTTTTTTTCCCTGCTAGTCGGTTCAAATCCGGCCACCTGCATTTTCCGATTCGCGTTATTTCCGGCCTCTCACTTTTCGTTCTCGCTCCGGGCTGCTACGCAGTCCTCGCGCCGTTCGAGGCGCAGAATAACCACCGAACTATTGCACAAGACACCGAGCTTCAATCTTTGCGATCTGCCATTTGTGCTTTGGCGTTTCGGCAAACTGGTCCATGCGCTGCCCCTCTTCGAGAACGTCCTGAACACGGCGTTCAAAAACGGTGTGAAGCGCGAGCAGGTTTTTGCCTGTGATCTTCACCAGCCAGTACGAGAATACGACCAAAACCACATCGTCCTTGATTTCGCAGCCGCCGAATTGAAGCCACGGGAAAATCCAGCCCTCAGCCTTGTTAGCCTTTTTGAGCGTCAACGTCTCGCTCATCGTCGGAGCAGGCAACGCCTTGGGCATTACCCGGTCTGTCACTTTTGTTTCTAACGTATTCATCTGCTTACCTCCTGTGCCATGCTGACCCCTTGAGTTTGGGCGGCGGCGACGCTAGCACGCCCAGAGTTACCGTACGACCGTCCCGCTTGCTGCGTATGGGCGTGAGCCACGTTAACCGCTTGCGCCTTCGCCGCAAGCTCCATTGCCGTCTGACGCGCCCCCGAGCGATTGACGCTGTCCCGCAGACCTTCCAAGTTACTCGTGAACACCTGGCACGTCTCCCGCGCCCGAGACACCGACACGTAAAACGCGTCGTGGCGCATGTGGTCGCCGGAGACGATGACGTTATCGACCGTCTTGGACTGTGCAATGTAGCTGGTGGATGCCCAACCGTGTTTCATGTGCCCGAAGTCGTGATTGATTGAACGACCATCCTTCAGCCGCATCGCCGTCCCGTCCTGCGCCTTCTCCACCTGCACGCGCTCGCCGTTGGTCAGATCCAAGTCCCGGTCGTTTTTCTTCAGGATCAGGAAATCGCCATCGCAGACTTCGATTGAAGACTGTTTGTACACCGAGAAATTCTTGGCCTGTTTTGCAAGGTCCACTTCTTTCCCGCCGCGCAACACGCCGTCTTTCCGCACTTCGCCGCCGACGTAGGCAACGCCGTTCTTTGCCGCTGTAACCTCTAAATTCTTTCCCGCATTCGCGCCCTTGAAAAATGCCAGTACCAGCCCCGGCTGGTAGAACTCCGCTTTCTGCTTTTCCTCATTCGACCAATTCAACGCTTCCAGTTTTGGAATCGTCACGCCCTCTTTGGCGAGATCGCCCATTTCCTTTCGCTTTGCGCGGATGGCGGCCGTCAGCTCCTCGACCTCGGCATTGGACGGCGTGACCACCACGGTACTGCCGTGCAATTGGGAATGAGCTTCGGCCACCAACGTTGCACGCTCGCGTCGATCCACTTCCTTGATCGTTCCCATTTCTTGCAGCTTGGCGAAGGCCCGCTCCGGTTCTTTCCACGCATCCTTGACCGCCTCGTGATATGCCGGGAATTGTTCGGGATCTTGCCGCACGTTCAAGTCGAGCATTTTGGACGCGAGACGGCTTTCCTTCTCCATCATCCGCAGCGCATCGCACGCGGTTACCGGGCCATGTTGTTCGGTGTCACCAGAGAACATCATCCGCGCACCATAGCGATGGCATACGTCCATCAGTTTTTTCATGTCCTCGCCGCCGACCATTCCCGCCTCGTCGACGATCAGCACGCGCCCTTTCATCAGGGCTTGCTCCTCGCGGCAGCCCAGGAAGCTGGCTATGGTCATGGGATTCTCGACACCTTCCTCGGCCAGCGACTTCACCGCCGAATGCGTTTGCGCCACCACCGTGCAAACCTTTCCGTTTTGTCCAAGACCGCGCACCATTTCCGCGATCAGGTGAGTTTTGCCCGCGCCGGCGATGCCCTGGACGTTCACCGCCCAATCCGTCGATTGGAACGCCCAGTCCAAGACTTCCTGCTGTTTTTCGTTCAGGCCCTTGCCCGTGTACGGAATTGTGCCGAGCTTGCCGTGGGCGCCAACGCCCTCATTGACTATCGCGACCATGTCTTCCTCCCGCTGATACGCTTCCTTGGTCGTGCATTCGCCGTCAACGGCCAACACCGCCTTCGACTCTTTCAGCACGTTCCACACGGTTTGAACGTCCGAGAAATTGACATGGCCGCGATTAAACCGGAGCGCAGCGGCTAGCACATCGACTTCCTTGGCGACTGAGACTTGCGAGAAGGTGTGTTTAATCGCCGACTGCACAGCTTCGTGCGCGGACTGGTAGGTGATGTCCTCGCCGCGACCGGAAAGCTCGATGGCGTGATCCCGCGCCGCCCGAAGCCGTTCGCTCATGCCGGGAAACTTGGCTTCAGCTCGCGCCTTTTGCATGGCAATGACATCGGCGGTGCTAATCTCGATTAAGTTGTCGGGCCGCGTTTCGCGGTACAAGTGCGAGATCAGGTTGTCCGACGGGTGAATGCCGTGGGGATTTTTGGCCTTGTCGTTCTTGAACGCCTCGACCGCGGCGGCCACAGCCTTCGATCCCTGGCTAAACTCCTCGCTCTCCTCCTGCCGCACACAGGCCAGACCGAACCCCATTTCCTTGTCGTTCTTGTACGGCATTGTCCGTAGAACATAGCCGCCGTCTATGCACAGCCCGGCCAGAATGTTGCGGTAGACCTCGGTCGCGAGCGCCTTGGCCTCATACATCTTTTCGGTTTGGAGGGCTTTCCAACGTCCCTCCTCCACATCCTGGGTCAGGTTCCCGCAGGTCAGATGGCTGTGAAGGTGTGGATCTAGCGCGCGGGAGCAGTCATGTTCAAACCGCGCATAGATCAAATTCCCGGTCAGCCTGGTCTCGTCTTTTTTCCCGAACAGCCGTACTCGCGTCCCGGCCTGTTTCTCGACGAACTCCATCGCCTCGCTGACGGCCTGCTTGTGCCACTCGGGAATGCGTTCATCCCCGCCGATCCGCCACTGGATTGATAGATCCTTCGGGCAGGCGAACACCCAATCGTAAAACGTCCGACCGTTCTCCCGCTCGTGGCTGAATCGTTGGCGAAGCTTCGCGCCTGTTAAGGGATCAAGACCTTGCCGCATCCTCTCGAAAGCTTGCTCCGTGACCTCACCTTCAAGTCCCAGCAATCGCGCTCCGCGACCTTTCCACGTGCCAACCGATTGATCGTTTTTGTCGAGGTAATCCTTATAGGAAAGGTGGCTTACGAAGTACGTGTCACCTCGATAGAGGGGCATTCCGTTGAGCACGTGACCAGCATGAGGCAGCTTGGAAAGAGCGTCAAATTTGGGCTTTTAGGGGATCTGGAGGTAAATCCAGGATAGTGGGCCTCCCCCTATCAGACGAGCTACTGAGAAGAGAAACATCTACCCCTAAGCGCTTCGCGCTTGGGAAAACCGCGTTTGCAGGGGCGCGCCAGGACCAGGCTACTCCAGAGGCGCATGGTATACTGGACTTGAGCTTAGGCTCACGAAAAAAAAACTTCAAAACACAAACTCAAAACCTACACACTTCACAAACTTAAAAACTACACACAAAATTAAACTCCAAAAAAAACTTACTCTTTAAAAAACTTCTTCTGCTTTTGCTTTTTGCTGATTTTGGGCTCACCGGCTGGAGCCACCGTTTGAAGAGATGCACCTTGGAGTAGTGTAGGGACAATCTTCCTGACGGCCGGGTAGGAGATTGTGTGCGTAGACCGCGTTTCGACCCCCATCGGGTCATCAACCAGATTAAGTATTGGGCCATCGAGATCACGATCCTGGTCCTGTTTTTGAAGTGGCTCGGCGGTTCTCTTTGGCACGAGCTGGGCTTCGATCACTCGGCGGAAGCCAAAGCCGCGCAGAGCTGTGTTGTGGAACAGCCACGGAGGTAGAATCAGGCCATGACCGTAGCCGAACTCCGCGAGGCCCTTGCCGGGTATCCCGACGACGCGCCGCTTCAGATCCACATGGAGCGATTGCCGGACGACAACGAAGAAGCGTTCGTCGTGAACGTCCAACCGAATTATGCGGGCTGGAGCGAGCGCGAGCATAAGCCCCACGTCGTGCTGTACGGCGAGCAATTCCCAAAGGACTTCATCGAGACGACCCGCGACCGGGTTGTGGAACGTGCAAAACAGTTCAGCAAATGGGATTGGCCTTACGGGATGTGGAACTGGTGGGAAGCGAAACAGTGGAAGCGGACGTTTGGGCGAGGACGTTAAGGCGTGCTCGATTTGTGCTCGAAGTAATCCGCGCCGAACGGCACGGGGCTGACTTGCGGGATTCGCAATTGCTAGAACGATGCCACTGGAAACGCTAAATTCTGTGTTTCCAATTTACCGTCGTCTTCCCAAGCTGGACGTCGCCGGTTCGACCCCGGTCTCCCGCTCCAACATCTTCTTTTGCTAGTTGTTGTTAGGCGCAATCTTCGCGCCGCTCTTTTTCCCTCGTGACTCCGCAAGACTCCAATCGCGCGGTACCCTCGAATTGTGGACGCTGCGAAGCCGGTCTCGGAGGTCTTGTTCGAGTCGTACCTTTCCTCGCTCGGTTTGCCGTGGGAGTACGAGCCAGAGTTCGACGGGAAGCGCCCGGACTACTTGCTCTCGTCGGCTGCTGGTCCGTTCGTCGTGGAGGTTGAGGAGCTTGTCGATCCCGACCCGTTGCCGAGCGGCGGGTATTCTCCGACGGACGCGGTGCGTGAAGCATTGCGTCGTGGCAAGAAGCAGCTGCGCGGGTGCAAGCACTTGCCGACCGGGATTGTGGTGTTCAGCGAGTCGTTCTACCGTGGCGTGACGCCCGAGACTGCTGCGTCGGCGGCATTCGGTCCGGGGTTCCAGGATGCGCGACGGCATGACCTCATCGATCCTTCCGCTCCCGCGTTCCGTTTCCCGTCGCGATACGCTTGCCCGCCGAGCGTGCCCAAGCTTGCGAACCCATTTCTCTCGCGCACAGACAACAAGTCATTGAGCGCCGTCATCGTTTTGGCCCGGTATGCGCTCAACGACTTCCACCTCGCCGTGTGGCGAGAGCTTGCGGCACGACAGGCACGCGGTGAGCAGATAGCGCCGGGTGCGAGCCTCGCGGTTGCTGCCGAGCTCCAGCACTCCGTCCCCTTGACGTACCGGTACGAGAACACGATCCGTGTCGTCGTCTTGGAGAACCCGCACGCGAACCTCGCGTTTCCCGACGTGTTCCGTGGTCCGTTCGACCAGCGCTGGACGTGGGAGGATGGCTGGTGCACGCCGACCTGGATCGGCGCGACGGCGCACGAATGCTATGCGAGCGGCGTCCCCTTCCACCTGCTCTAACCTGCGACCAGCGCGCCGAGGTGTTCCGCGATCTCGCCCAGGGTCCTGATGCTGCCGGGTGTTCGCCCGGTCCGGTCGAGGTGGAGGGTCTTGATGCCGAGCGCTCGTGGAATGTCGTGGTCGTGGCGCTAATCGTTCTCGACGTTGAGGAGTTGTGCAGGCGGGAGGAAAAGTTTTTAACTGCGGTTCGGGCCGTGCGTGGGGATGACGCGCGCTTGGCTTTCTATCACGACCCTCGAGAATTGGCGCGCGTGCCAAGCGAGTATGACTTGGGGCGTCAGGGAGAGTGGCGTCTACATGGCCCAGCAGGTCTGGCAGGCTAGCGTAGGCGATAGGCTTTTCGTGTATGTGACAAAGAATGGACTGGTTGGCTACGTTGATATCGAATCGGATGTCTTCACGAGCAATGACAGAATTTGGAATGACGACATCTATCCTGTTCGTATCAGATTTCAAGTCGGTAAGGTCCTTGATTCCCGTAGCGTGATTCCTTTCTCGGAGTTGAAGGGGAAGATCCGCAACGGCGAATCCCACAGTATCATTGCCGATGGAGCACACTTGTATGGAAAGTCGATGATCCCAATCTCGACAGCCGATGCCGAGCTGCTCTTCAATCTGGTGGAGCGAGGTTTGCCCGCGCCGGGTTGGGAACCTCCCGAGCAGGTTCCCGCGAAACCACGCGGCGGTGGGCCGATACTCGAAGCGAATCTGGCGAACATCCTTGAGGCGCGTCCGGATGATCTGGAACCAGGGCTGACCTTGGTGGGGAGAGAGTTTGTTACAGATGTTGGACGGATTGATCTTCTCTACACGGACCGTCAAGGAAACCTTGTCGTCGTGGAACTCAAACGCGGAAAGCCCACGAATAGCGTGATTGACCAGATCGCGCGGTACATGGGCTGGGTGAAGACGCGATATGCAAAAGAAGATCAAGTCGTCAGGGGTATCATCGTGGTCGCGAAGAAAGACTTGGCGATTGAATACGCTGCCCACGCGATCCCAAACCTGAGCGTCAGGGAATTTTCTCTCGATATCAAGTAGCAGCTTGCCGCTGTGTTGTACCCGCTTTGTGCGGCCGCGATGCTCGCGCGTGCGGCGTGTTCGTTCATGATGGTGATAGCGTTGCGGCGTAGGGCTTGGAAAGTGACGCCATCATCTTAAGCTGGTCCTGTGTTGGCTTGAGATAGCATCGCAGTTGGTCCCGTGCGTGCGCGGCTTAGTACAGGTATTCGACGGTTGTGAACAGGGTGCGGAAGAGCGCTCGCTGCACGTCATCGAAGCGATTGTAGATTGTCGGTGCCGTCCCGGTGTTGTGTGCGCCATAGTTGCGGATGCCGTACGCGAGGGCGATGTCGCATTGCAGCCGGTTGAGGGCTTTCCCCGGTATCGTGAGCGCGCCGTCGAGCGCCTCGCGCAGGGTCGTGTCGAAGTCCTGCTGGAAGGCGTCGTTGACAGCTCGGAGCTCCTGGTTCGTGAGCGGTGCGCCTGCCGCGTTGAGGAGGTGTTCCGCATGGTGGATGAACTTCCAGCGCGCAGGATTCTTGAAATGGATTGATGCGTCGATGACGAGGGCGATGTCGAAGAGGAGGTTGAGTTCGACCTGTCCCGCGAACGCGTTGCTTCTCGTGTGCGCTGGTGCGTCCGTGACGTTCATGATTCTGGCGAGGGTGTACGTGAAGAGGAAGAGGGTGTCGATGCTCGGTGGGTTGGTCAAGAATTTCTGTCGGAGATCCGCGAGCGTGAGGTTCCTCGCGTGCGTGTTGTTGTAGTTGTTGAGGAGTTGCTCGACGTACTGTGCTTGGTGGACGACCCATGCCCGGAATGCTTGGTCGAGGTTGGTGTCGTCAAGGCTGACGAGGGCGTATCCAGGCGTGGCTGGGTTCTGTTGGCCTGAGGTGTCGACGTCTTCTTGGAGTGCTTTGTGGCTGATGAGGTAGCCGCGGTCCATGTCGCGTCGCATGATCGCGGTCATCGCCCAGAAGTAGTACGGTGTGCCTTTGTGGAGGCGCTGGCCGGGATGCGTTTGCTCCCAGGCGAGTGCGGGCTGGAGCGCTTGTTCCCAGACGCGCTCTCCGTCGACGTAGAGCTGTCCGGCCATCATGCGCTGCCAGAGCGAGATGAAATTGTTGAAGTAATCGTTATGCGCTGCGGGATCAGCGGGGTGCTGGTCAAAGTAGTCGCGTGCGGCCGTGTCGAGCTCCGCCCACGGGAGCGCTTGGCCAGTGAAGTACGCGTGGTAGAACTGCTCGAAGAGGGGCTCGACGGGCGGACCGAGCACGGTCAGGACAACCTGTTCTCCGGCGATGATCGCGAGACGCTGCAACTGACGGTTCCTCCGGTGGCTGAGGTCTTTCAGCTCCCCCGCTATTGTAACGATTGGTCACGCTTAAATCTGTTTTGCAAGTGGCGGTCCTCGTCTCGGGGTTGAGAAACCATATAAAGCCGTACTCGTAAGCTATGGTGATGGTGAAGAGCGATGCTTCGCGTTCGTACCGTGGAGATCGTATCGACTTGCTCACGGCCACCAATTACTGGGAAGTCTTGTTGTCGATTGTTGTGATTGTGGGTCTGATTTATGGCGCTGGGTATCTTGCCCTGGCGGCAATGGGTCCGTGCTACGCGATCATGTGCGATACGGGTCCGCTTATCTCTGGTGAAGCTCTTGCGATCTTGCTCATTTGGCTCTTCCGGCGTTGGAGAAGCAAGAACGGCAATGGATTGTTGAAAAAACAATAGCCTCCACGACTGCTCATGGTCGGTCGGGAACGACTGGGGCCAGGGTAACAGTCCGCTCTACGCAACTAGTTTCGAGAAAAAGTGTGATCTCGCGTAGCGTCCTGATGCTGCCGGGTGTTCGTTATTGGAGTGGTTCCTGTTTGGCGAGTGCGGTGGTGAGGTGGTCGATGGCTTCCTGTTGCCGTTTGATGCCGACTTTGTTGTAGACGTTTGTGCTGACGTCGACGGTGTGCCCGCATTGTGCTGCGACGATGGTTGCGTCCGCGCCGTTCGCGTTTAGCAGTGTGACGGCGGTGCGCCGGAGTGCTTGGAAGGTGACGCCGTTGAGCTTGAGTTTGTCGAGTGTTGGTTTGAGGTAGCGTCGCCAGTAGTTCCCGTGCGATACGGGCTTGTTGCCGGGTTCGTTCGGGAAGACCCAGTTGTCCTCTTTGGCGTCGGGCGTTGTCTCGCGCCAGGCGGTGAAGTCTTCGCGGATGCTCGTGCTGATGGCGGCGGTGCGTACGCTGTGATGCGTCTTTGGGGTTTGGATGATGCCGCGGTAGATGCCGCGCGTGATGTGCAGCCCGTCGGGTTGGAGGTCGTGCCATTGGAGGCCGAGGATCTCGCCGGGGCGTAGCCCGCTGATGCCTGCGAGGCTGATGACTAGCTTCTCCCGGAGGGGGAGGGCTGCGAGGAGGGTGCGGAGTTCATCGAGGGACAAGACGCGTTTGTCTCGTTGATGGTTGCGTGTTGGCGCGTGCAGGAGTTCCGCAGGGTTGCGTTGCAGGAGTCCGTCGTTGACCGCCATGCGAAATATTTGTCGTAGGTCCCACCGGAGGTGTCCGACCGTGCTCGTGCTAAGCCCGGCGCTGGCTTTCCGGTCGAGGAAGTCCTGGAGGATGGTCCGGTTGAACGACGAGAGCGGTCGGTTCCCCTGCTCCTTGAGGAGGTGGTGGTCCACGCGGTCCTTCGTGGTCATCGCGGTGCTCGGTTTCCATTTGCGCTCGTACCAGGGGAAGACGACGTGTCGCGTGAACCCTTGGAGGCTGTACTCGACGAGGCCACGCGCTTCGTTCACGGGCTGTACAAGTTTGGTGAGCTCGGCTTCTGCGTCGGCCTTGGTCATCGTGGCGCAGTTCCCGAGTTTCTTCGAGCGGTGGTGACCGTCCTCCCACCATGCCCCGAGCCATGTCCAGACGCCCCCGCTCTTGCGCTTCCGTAGGCTCCCGTGTTGTGCTCTCGCGCTCATGTGTGTGCTGCACGAACAACAATGCCTTGATCCTGTCGGGAAAGCCAATCGAAAAGCGTCTCGCGACGCACTAACACGCGTCGTCCGAGACGTACTGCTGGGAGTCGTTCTGCGCTTGTGATGTGACCGTTGATGAGTTTGCTCACGTGGGCTTTGGAGACGCGCAGGAGTGTTGCGACTTCGTGGAGCGTGAGGAGGTTTGGCGTTTCGTTCATTTGGTTGTGGTGAGTTCTTCGATGAGGTCGAGGACGTCGACGAGGATGAGGTGGTGTCGTGCGTCGTCGTCGAGGCTGTCGCCGAGGTCGATGATGAGGTCGCTGTTGCCTTCGAAGATGGCAAGGATCGTGCACGGGATGCCTGCGCTGGCATTCTTGTTCGCGTTGTTTGCGCCGGTGCGTGCGGGGTCGCTGACTTCGACTTCGAGGGCGACGACGCTGCCGACCGGGATGTCTTCGGTGGGGTGGCTGCGTGCGGCCTCACGTAGCGCCGTGAAGAACTGGTCGTTCTTCTCCGTTCGCGTGAAGAGGAGGTCGACGCTCTTGGTCCCGACCGTGACTTCGATGTCGCTTTCGGGGATGAGCTGGTGGAGTCGCTTGACGAGGTACCGGTGTTGTGCGCCATCACCGCCGCGCGTGCCCGGCGGTCGTTTGCTGCCGACTCGTTCGTATCCTGCGTCGGTCGCTTGGAGCGCGATGGCGCGACCGCCGGTCCGTCGGTGCGCGGTGATCGGCGTGGCCGTGAGGAGCTTGAGGCGGAGGAGCTGTCGTTTGGCGCGGTCGCCGATTTGTGCTTTGAGGTTGCAGGCTTCGTAGGATTTCTTGACGGTGGCGATGCTTGCGTTACAGACGTGCCGTAAAAGCGCTTCTTGAGCCGCGTTGAGCGCAATCTTTCGCGACGCGCTGGTCTCCGTCTCGCTCGGTGCTTCCTCCGTCGTCACGCTTGGCGAGAGCGGCGCTGGTGGGAGGAGGGCTTCGGCGCGGTCGCGTGCTGCCGCGAGTTCTTCCGTGGCCACTTCTTTGTTGCTTGTCGGTGCTGGGTACGTTGCGAGGAGTGGTTCGGGGTAGCGGTTCCCGAGTCGGAGGATGACCTGGCCGCGTTGGAGCTGGTGGTCGAGGCACTCGTGCTGTGCGGGCGTGAGGCGAAGTGTCCTGCGGAGTTCTTCGCTTTCTGTCCCGTCCGTTACGCGCAGGACTGCTTGGAGGTTGGTGTTTGCTCTGATGATCTGGTTTGCGCTGCGCCAGCTGGTGAGTGTGATGCCCCATCCGATGCCTGCTTCTCTGGTTGCGCCGTACGTGTGCGACAGGAGTGGTTCGCCGGTGATGTGGCGGGTGTTCGCGTCGAAGAGTTGGAGTGTTTCGTCGCCGACGACGAACGTGTGGAGCTCGTCCCTGATTCCTTGGCTTTGGTGGTACGTGTGGCGGAGTTCGGTCCAGAACGTGAAGAGAAATTCGTATGCGTGGAGTCGGCTCTTGCTGCCGAAGTATGCGGGTCGTGTCATGAGTGTTTGCATCGTGTGGCAGCGTGGCGTGGCGGCGGTTGCGATGCCGGGGAAGGTCGTGCAGAGGTCTCGGATTCGGGTGAGGGCGTTGAGTTGTGCGTCTCGGAATTGGTACGTGCTGCTTTTGCCGCCGAGCGCTTGGATTGCCTCGATGAGGTGATGCATGTTGGGGCCGTCGGGGTGTTTCGTGACCGCGTCGTTGAGGGCGGCGGTGAGGATGTGGTGCATATGGAATCCGCCGTAGTACGCGTCGCAGAATTTGCGGACGAGGAGCGCGTGGTACGCTTCGCGGGAGAGAAACGCGGGGTGGATGAGGATGTTGAGCGGAATCGTGTCGTCGACGATGATCGTGTCTTGTTGTCGCGTGGCGCGCGCGAGCCAGTCGCGTTTTGGGTCGTAGTAGCAGACCTGTGTTTCCGGTGATGTGGTGTTGAGGTTGTTGAGGACGTGTTCGAGGAACGCGGTTTTTCCGCTGCCGGTGCTGCCGATGACGGCGAGGTTGCTGCAGAGCTCGACGGGAGTGATGCCGACGGGTGCGTTATCGCGTTCTTGGTGGGCGAGGAGGACTGGTCCGTTGATGCGTTCGCGTGGCGCGATGTGGAATGGGTTGTCGACGAGTTCCTCCTCGTATTGTTTGAGCGCTCCGAGGACGCGTTGCATGCTGAGGTCGCGGAGTCGGCTGGGCCAGGACGGTACTTGTTGGAGGAGTCGGTCGAGTCCGGGCACGCGGTGCACGAGGCGGTCTTTGGTGATGCGCGTGAGTGCGGTTTGGTATTGCTCCTCTAGAGTCGGAGGGTCCAGGCGATGGCGCGTTTGACGAGCGTGATGCGGTTCTTTCGTTGTTCGTTCTTCTTGCATGGTTTGCACCTCGGTGGGGTTCCTGCGCAGTCCCGGCACAGGACGGTTTGGCAGGGTTCGCAGAAACTCGTTGCTTGCGGCGCGATGAGCGCGTGGCATTGCGTGCAGGTCGCGAGCTCGTGTGGTTTCACCCTGCGGCCGTCTGCGGTCTGGTACTGGTGTTCGCTGACGATGAGCGCGCGCTCGCCGGTCGCTGGGTCGACCGTCGTGGTTTCTGTTGCAACCGGCAGGACGAGCACCGTCCCGTCGGGCCGGTGGATGTCCAGGCGTGTCCGGTGCTCTTGCTCGACGATCAGGTCGCGGCTCATGCTCCTCCCTTCGGTGTGGTCGTTCCGTTGGCTGTTTCTTCCGTGACGAGCCGTCGCGCGAGCGATCCGGTGATGATCCCGAGTCCTTCCGGGATGAGGAAGCGCGCGAAGCTCTCGGCGTTGCTCGGTGTCCCGAGGAGGATGATGCCGCCCACGATCAGGAGCACCAGCGCTTTCCGGTCGTTCAGCGCTGCTGCGGTGCTCGCCGCGAAGATGCTAAACGCGCCGGGTTGGAGGAGACGCATCGTGAAGTCCACGCCCGCCGGTCTCGGGAGGAGATTGGCGGCGTTCATGAGTGCGGTGAAGATGATGGCGTGCGCGAGCGGCTTCATGCTGCTTCGCCGCCGCTCGGGAGTTGTGGCTGCTGTTGTTGGTAGATCGCGCGGAGTTGTTCGCGTTGGTCGATGAGGCGGAAGTCCTCGTGGCTTTTCGCGTCGATGCCTTCCCGGAGCGCGGCGATCCGGAGTTGGACGTCGTGGTGCTCGACCGTGAGCGTGGACGTGGTCTGTTCGAGCTCGTGCGTCTTCGTGAGCTGTTCGTCATACTTCGCAGCAGGCCAGCCGGGCAATAAGGTGACGAAGGCGAGAATGAGCGCTCCGGCGATGTCAATGGCGAGGTTGTTCGCTTCCGTCGTCCGGTTCGCGAGGCGTAGCACGATGAGGCTCGCCCCCGTCAGCAGGAAAATAGCGAGCAGAACGGGTGTGTGCCAGTCCCACTCGCTCCGTGGTTTGCGGAGGTTCTTGTACAAGCTGTCGATGATGTAGAACGATCCCGTCGTGTACAGGACCGCCGTGCTGAGAGCCGTGAAGAGCGGATAGCCAAGCTCCGTCGTGAAGATGTACGTGATCGTCCCGACCTCAAAACCGTAGAGTGCCGCGCGCTTCGCCTGCAAGAACAGCTTGCGCGGCTGCAACGCGAGGTCGCGCTGATACGTCGTGACCTGGATGCGCAACGAGCTCTCCATGCTCTCGGTCACGTAGAGTTCGCTCTGCGCTTTGTCGTCGGGAACGCGGAGGCGGTCCGGGAGACCCAGACCCACGCTCGTCAAGAAACTCTCCGGGTCGGGTGCGGTCGCGTTCTTGCCGGCGTCCGCGGCCTGTCGACGAAGACGCCAATCCTGTACGGGCTGTAAGAAACTCATTTCGCTTGCTCCTTGTTGAGAAGTGCTGTTGCTTGCTCGCTCGTGAGAGTTCCCGTGGCGCTGGTGAACGTCGCGCCACTTTCCCTCACGGTCCTTGTCCAGAGGTCGAAGACTCTGTCGTGATGCGCAATCGTCGCCGGGCAACGCCGGTTGGCGACGGGGCGCAGTCCGGTTTGGATCGCGATGATGGTGACGCTGCGCAACGATGCCGGGAGGAAGAGGCGAGCGCTCGTCAGGCGGGCCTTCCACGACGACGGGACGGGGTCGTCGCATTCGAGATCGCCGAGCTCAGCATGTTCGAGCAGGTCCGAGACGAGCATGATGACGCGACGCGATTCACCCGGTGCTGACTCTTGCGCAACGCGGACGACGCTGCTGAAGATCGGCGAGCGTTTGGGTGTGACGATGGCGAGGCTGTCGAAGGCCGCGAGGATGCGCCGCACTTCATTAGCTTCGTGGGCTTGGACTGCCGAGCGGCCCGACGCTTTCGGCGAAGTGATGACGATAGTTGCAGCGATGCTCGTACGGCTCGCGTCATCACCGACCAACCAGAACCGGACGATGCTTCCCGAATGCCCGCTGACGACGGACGCGATGGCCGCAACGCTCGGACGGACCAGCGTCTTATCACTGCCGGGGCTGCCGGGACTCGCGTCGAGGAGGATATCGAGAACCTCAATGGATGGCGGTGGCGTAGCAGTGAAGACTTGGATCTCTCGTCGGACAGCGGTCATGCTAGCGATGACGTGTTCTTTGCCTGCTTGCTCGGCGTCGGTCGGCGAACACGCGGTGAGCGACAGGGAGAGCGCGACGAGTACAGATGGGACTGCGTGCGTCATCGCGCCCGTCCCTTGGCCCACGTCGCTTCTCGCACTTCCGCGAAGACGATCTCGTCGGGCGGGAGTTCCGCGATGTACGCGGCGAGCGCGTAGGCCGTTTCGTCGAGACAGTGTTGGATGAGTGTGGGCAGCCCGACCTGTGTGGCGGCGGCGCTGCACGCCCGGACCTCTTGGCACAATTCAGTGACCGTGCAGTGGAAGCGTCGCCCCTCCACGCCGAACGTCGCACGCCACCGAGACCCAACGGTGATGGTCAGGTGCGCTTCATCGGCTTGGACGCACCGATGGACGGTGATTCGCAGCCGGTTCTGGTCGTCGCTGAGCGTCAGGACCTTGCCGACGGACACCTTCCGCTCGGGAAAATCAACGATACGAAAACGCATTAATGATTCCTCCTGGTGAATACTTGTTCGCAGCGTAGGCAGCGCGCGTTGAAGATGTCGCTTGCGACGCGGACTCGAACGGGACACGCGCAGACGTACAGGCGTAGGCGCGAGCCTGATCCTGTGCCGCGCGAGGTTCCACCCCGCGCGCCCCGCCCGCCGGGACACGAGCGAGTTGCGGCCTGTGGAAACGCTGGTTCGAAGTTTGGTCTCCCATCTTGGGGCGGTGGAATCGTTTGGACCTCACTCCAGAAGTGGTTGTCGAAATCCAGTGGATGGTATTGTTGGCCGGATGCAAGGGTGCGTCTTAGGCCCAACGACCGTGCAGCTCGCTTCCAACGCGATCCGTGACCGGCCAGCGGCCCCGCCAGGCAATGACCGAGTTCATGGAGTGTCGTCCCGATAAGTTGCACGAACGACTCCTCGCCTGCGGCACAGATCTCAATGAAGTCCAGGGATGCCTCCTGCTGCCAGGCTGCATAAAAGCAGGTGCCCCGCAAACCGGGCTGCCCTGAGCCGTAGGTCAACTTCGCCGCCAAGAGTCGCCGAGCGTCGTCTGCGTTTAAACGCAAAACACTCAATTCACGAACCGCTTTCAAGAACGTTTCATGGGTTAAATCGGAAACAAGATTGGTGGCTGCCATAACGGCAGCATACGGGCGAAAGACGAGCGCGGGAGACGTAACAGAATTCTTTTACGAGCGCGCACAGCGTATCGCGCTGCAACAGCATGAGTTGTCGACGTGTCCTTGTTGGCAGAAGCTTTTGTCTGTGGTGCGATTCTTTTACGGGTCGTACGTGACGATGAGCTTGGGGCCGCCGTTTGTGACGCCGTGGAATTGGGCTCGTTTCATCAGGATAGCGACGAGATCCGGGAGCGGACGTTCGGTCTGGACGCGTCGCTCGGCACGGATGCTCCAGTCATCGCCGCTGGTTGGAGGGACGAATGTCCATAGCCCTTCTGGAGTGTAAGGCGAGAGCGGCCACTTGGGGAGTGTCGCGCGGATTTCTCGCGACGAGAGTCCTTGGATGTCGTACGCGAACGCGTGGTTGAGGCGTCTGAGGTTCGAGGGGAAATAGTGGTGCCGATACAGACCTGCCACTTCCGCTAGGGGGAAGTACTGCTTACTCTTGAGATGGAGAATCTGGCGCGCCGAGTAGCGCGGCCTTGCCCAGAACTCCAACAGGACATCCGTACCATCGGGGCTCGCGGCGAGGTGCTGCTCGTACTCATGCTTATACGGCTGCACGACTTCCGCCCGAAGAATATTGCCGCCGCGCACGCGACGCGGCAGGACGACCTCGTCAAGCAACGGACGACCGCGATCCGATCGGCGGAGCGGAAGATGCGATTCACTGACGTGACGGTAAACACGTTCTAACGGGACACGGTAGGTTTCGGTCATCGTCCCTTGGGAGTGCAATACTCGTTAATAAAACGCACTGGACGACCGCCCCGAAACATGTACGAACGACAACGCGACGACATCCTCCGGACATTCAGCACAGGGCTCGCTCTTACCGCCGTCCAACACGGACGATGGGGAAAGCACGAGGACAACGACTGGGTGCCGCAGGAATTTGAGTTATTGGCGGCGATCTGGCTCAAGAAAGAGCTGATGGTGTGCGGAGAACCGGACCAGCATCCAAAGGCTGCATTTGGATTTCTGCCGGACCGTCAAGCGATGTGGTTTCGTCGTGCGGAGCTAGCAGAAACGCTCACGCGCGACTCGGCAGACTTGGACCTGTTCTACGACTCAGGATCGGTCGTCAAGCGCTTGCGCAAGTCCTGGACAACACTCCCCGATGGATCAGATATCGTCAGGCACCAACCGCTCGCCGAGCTCGTCGAACACACGAAAGTGTTGGTCTGGCTGAAGCTCTTGGGAGTCGACAGCAGTCTGTTATGGAATTCGCGGCGTGCGGTCATCGTCGGGAACCATGCGGGGGTGACCTGGCTCGGGTACCGTGAGAATCCGGGCATCGGCACGGAGCTCCAAAAAAATGACGAGGCGTCCTGGCGCGCGAACCGGCTCCAGACCGCACTCCAAGAATTGATCCTCAGCCCTTTCGCGCCGCATTCGGTGCCGTTCGCGGCGTGGCAGCAACCAGCAGTCGAAACAGCTGCGCTGAATGCCGGTGTGGGAGTATGTCGTGACCTTCTCAACAGCCTGGGGAGGTGCGCGGTGGACGGCAGCGTTGACGTGTTCCACGCGAAGGACGATCCCACGCCTGCGGTTGTCGGGTACCTGGAATCCCTGACGCCGGAGCACGTGACGTCGGTTCTCGACGCGGCCTCGGTCGTGCTGGAACGGGTCGGCACGCATCGTCTCATCCTTTGTTCGGTCGAGCGGTTCGAGGACGTTGCCGGTGCTTTGCGTGGTGGCCGGGTGATCGCGCCGGGCTTGTGGGCGCGGAGTGTCGCGCTCGTCGCGCGGGAGCAAGTGCTTGCGTTGTTGCCGTCGTGTCCGTGGGTGTGGAGCAAGTATTTCGGGACTGAGCTTGGGTTTCATGTTGTGCGTCAGGATGCTGAGCACTTGGGTGATGCGCTGGGGCTTACGCTTGCGGAGCGCTTGGTCGTTGGTGGTCCGCGCGCTGCGGAACGTGAGGCGGTGGCCGCGTTTGGGGCGTTGTACGTCACGCACGTCGTGGGTCATCCGGGGACCGGGAAGACGGTGTTCGTGTTCCAGCAGCTCAGGCGCGCATGGCGGCGGCTGGTCGTGATCGTGATTCGAACGTCCGAGATGGTCCGTTGGGACCTCCTAGACAATATTGCTCGCTCGTCATTGGTGGGTTTGCTGCGGGCTGGTGAGGAAGTCGTGTTCGTGCTTGATGACGCGTTTCATGCTTTGTCGGGGCGGAGTGACGTGATGGAGCGGACGCGTCAGGTGATGGGGGCGCTGTCGCGGTCGCATGGTGACCGCCCTGGTCTCGTGTTGACGTATCGGACGGCGGACTTGGAGTTGATGCGCTCGGCGTTTGGTCAGGTGTTCGCGAGTGATGTGCTCGTGGAGTGGGCCTTCCTTGACCACCCGCCTCGTGAGTTCTTGCGTGCGGTTATTCGGTCGCGGTTGCTCGATGGTGAGCAGCTCTCGGACGCTAGTATCGAGGCGTTCTTGGACCGCTTGGAGGTGGTCGACGGAACTGTCCGCGCGTTGCGGTGGGTGCTCTGGCGGTTCGGCACGGACTGGGAGCGAGCGTTTCGCGATAGCAAGTTGCCAGAGTTCATGTACCCCGAGATATCCTACGACGACGATTTCATCCCGCGCCTCTCTGACGCGTATTGGGCGCGGGCGATCAAGCAACTGTCGGTTCCCGAACTCGTGATCATGCGGTTGCTGCGCTGTTGTCGCGAGTACTGGGCACCAAGGATTCCCGAGAAGGTTGCGCGTGAATACTTCACGACCGTTCTCGCGAGCGATCCAGCAGCGGGTGTTCGTGCCGAGGATTTCGACAGCGCAGTGCGGGGGCTCGTGCGCAAGGCATGGATGAACCGACGAGAAGATGACGGTAGCCCCTTGCTTTTTAGTGACGATGTGCGACTCCGTCCCGTGTTCGCATCCAAAGCACTCGTTGGCGACTTCGCCCGATGGATCGCTGCACACTATCCCGAACAGCTCGGACGCGTCACACTTACTGGAGCCCTCTACGCAGCAGGATACGGCTGGCAAGACTGACTATCCTCTTATGGAGAGAATCACGACGACGATGATGGCGAGGACGATGAGTGCGAGTATCGCGCGGAGGAACCAGTAGCCGAACCAGATGCGCCCGGGAAGGTAACCGTCCGGTACAGGGGTGCGGTTTTTTGGGAGCAGCTTCGCGCGGCGTGCCATTTTCCGATGTGACAGTTTGGCGTGCTTAAAAATGTTGTCGCTGGCTAACCGAGCGCACGCTTAGGTGATAGGGTTCATTTCGTACGGGCTGGTCGTGGACGGTAGGTTCTGAAGATGAGATACAACAGCCCGAAATACACGAGGATTGATGCTGCGCTCAGGATGACTGCTTCGATGCTCGGTGGGGCTGCTGTTTCCGCGTATGTGCGGACGACCCCGCTGGTAACTTGGAGGAGCGCCATGATGCCGCCGAACCATGCGAACGCTGTCAGTCCGTCGATTCCCTGGTTTGTGAGCGTCCATTCCTGAATTGTGTACCAGTAGAGGACGGCTGTCATGCCTGCCATGAGGTGCACGAGATAGGTATCTTGTAGCGGCGTGAGGCTCCAACGATACACGACGTCGATGGTTGATAGCACGCTGGCGACGATGCCGAACAGGAAGATGACGGCGACGTCCCGGATCACGATTCGCTTTTGGTACAGCAGCGCGATGCACCCGGCGATCAACACTGCCGACAGGAGGAAGTAGTACGGGGCCTGCAGCGCAGCGGCGAAGAGGGCCAGGACGGGGCTTGGCGCAAGGTGTGCGACGAGGAAGGTCGATGCGAAGGTGAGAATCGCTATGAGGGCGGCGGCTTGGATTGCGATACGCATCAGGGTGGGCTGCGCGGTTTTCAGCAGGTAACGATGGCCGCAGAGCAGTGCTATGCCGTACAGCACGTACGCGATTGGGAACCAGCGCGCAAATGTTCGCACAAATACTGGGACCGTCAGTACTGCGAGGATCAAGCCGATGATTGGCAGTACAAGGGCAAGCGCGAACAGTGCCGATTGAGAATCGACACGAAGGAGTGAGTTCTCCTTACCGAACAGCGGCTTGGGCATTATCCAGCATTGGCGCTGCCCGGTTTATAGCTTTTTTGCCATCAACGAATGTGCAGCTGCCTTAACGGTGAAGGAAACGCGCTGCTCATGGTAGTTCGCATGCCTACAAAGCGTGTTGTTTTCTGTCGCGCCAGATTGCCACGCCGACGCCAACAACGAGCGCCCACACGAGCCAGACCGCTCCCGGATCACTGATGTGCCTCGTATTGAGGTACAGCAGAAGCGCAACCATTCCTCCGACGAACGCGACCGCGATCAGGGCAGACTGCAGATGAATGTTCATTCGTGTCCGAATACGAACGGTAGGCCGCTGCAATCCCGCTCGTCTTCTTGCGGTCCTCGCTGGCTCTTCGATGGCGGATCGGCGTACGCGCCCCTTCTGCCCTTTGTCATGCTGCTGCCTTGGGAAGTGGCCGTTTAAAATTGTTTCTGCCGTACGGGGTTCTTATCCTTGGTTGGTGTTGATGACGACGATGTGCCGTGGTCTCCCGCCGAGTCTGCTCGCGTAGAGGTCGGCGGGTAGTCCGATGACGGCGATTGGTCCGTCGGTTCCTCGGAGGAAGGCCGGTAGCTCGGGGAGGATGTCGGGTTCGTAGCCGTCGGGCGCGAACGGGTCGGGCATGGTGTTGTCGTGCTGGGGGCAGAGGATGCAGTGCCAGGGTAAAGCTCTTGGGTCTTGGTGGATGAGCTCGAACGTGCGTTTGATGTACAGCGTGTCGTGGATTGGCTTGATGACTTGGAGTGGTGCGAGGCTGCACCCGAGCTGCTTGTGCGCGAAGGGCCGGTTGCAGTGCCAATGCTGCTGTTCTTGTGCTGCGCTTGCAGCGTTGTAGAAGCAGTAGAGCGGCGTGGACCGTTGTGAGCGCGCGAAGTCGTCGAGGACGTCGATTTGGAAGACGCCGTTCACGGGGTGTCGGAGGTGGTCGTACTTGTTCGTCTTGAGGTTGAGTTTTTTTGCTTGGACGGCATATCTTCGCCATCCCGTGTTGTCGTTGCCGATGTACCATTCCCAGTCGAATCCCTTGGTTGGCTCGTCGTCGCCGCGTGCCTTGTAGATCACGAGGTTTGGGAATTGTTGTCGCATGAGTTCGATGAGATTGTTGTCCGTGAGCGTCTCCTCGCCGGTCGGGCAGTCGAGCTGGTTAGCGAGGACGAGATACTCATGGGTCGCGACAGCGCGATATTGCAGATGGGCGATAGCGGGGAATGGGCCTGTGCTCATGCGTTTGGTGGAGCGTCTTTTGCTTGTTCTGTGGGTAGCTTGTTTGTAGTTTATGTGTTTTCCGTCAGCGACGGTTGTTTGATGTGATTGGTGTAGCCCCCTGTTCGGGGGCTTGATGGTCTGCCCGGCCCCCTGCGGGTGGCCGGGGGTTACTGGCTGCCTGCGGGCAGGATTCTTGTTTCACGCTGTGGGTTGAATGAGAAAGGGGGGAATGAGGCGTGAAACAAAACCCCGCGTGAATCAAGAGACTGGTCAGCGAGGCGCTGTGAAACAAGAGCACCGCCATTGGTCGCCGCGTCGGGTGCCGTCGTGTGCATATTACTGCTTGTGGAAGCGTTCGCCTTCTTTTACCTGCTGGAGATTGTGGAGCGCGCCGTCGAGTTGCTTCTTTGCCTCCTTGCTGTGGCAGATAACGGAGAGGAAGACTTCGTTCGCTTTGTCGGCGAAAAACAAGCTCAGGTCATATTTTTCATTTGTTGCGAACTTTGCATAGTCTGCCCCTCGATATGTACTGTCGAATTGCGTAGTATCCAAGCCCAAGGACCAGGCGAACGTCATAATATCGAATGCATCGAATTCATCAGCTTGGTTGGCAAGGGTCCAGTAGACAAGGACTGCCGTCTTGTCGCTGGCAGACGAGCCTCGTTTAGCTGGGTGCTCGATTGTCATTAACTCGAACTTCTTCATGAGCTGTGTAGAAAAGGTGCGTTGATATAAAGCTGCTGCTACTTGCTGTGGACGTAACTGTCTAAGTTGTCGGTTGGCGCGTGTGAAACAAGAGCTTGAGCACTGGTCGCTGCCTCGGGTAAGGTACATAAGAGAATGGCCGTAGAGCGCGCCCGTGGACGCTGATCTCTTACCGTTGTCGTTACGCCTTTCCCTGCCGCGCTTGGGCTCGCAGCGGTCCGTCGACGAGCCGATGGTATACGCGCACTACTGCGTCCCGGACCGGGACTGGGCGTACTACGTCACCGAAGGAGAACCTGTCGGGAAGGAGTACGCGTTCTTCGGGTTTCTCCTTGGTTCCGAACAGGAGAAGGACTGGAATTGGCGGTCGCTGCGTCTCTCCGACTTGGAACGGACTGTTGTACGCAATGCGGCGTTCCAGCCGGGGCGGCTCACGGATGTCGTCGTGCTGCCGTACTGACTGATATGAAGAGATGATCGCTAGCTGCGCGAGGTGCGGCGCTATCCAGTGCGCCAGATTTCGATGGTCCGATGGTGATGCAGTCTCCCTACGAGCACCACCCGAAACTCAGGAGGCCGGAGATCAAAACAGTCCGTCGTGGACGACTAATGTCGTCGTGGTGTTCATCTTGATGTGCCTCTCAAGCAATTGGGCCGATTCCACCTATCCACAGGACCCAAATGAGTAGTAGCTGCACGATAAATATTCCCAGCGCCCAAGCCCACACTGCTAGAACGGAACGCGCAGTCTTCGTCGGCAACGAGTAGGTCAGCCCCACGCCGGTTACGACTGCTCCGATCCCTACCAATGGATTTATCAACGATCCATTCACATCAATCATTCGGAAATAATCTCCGTTAGTGACAAGATTGTATTTTGTGTATGCCAGCAGGGCGAGTGTGCAGAGAACGATAAACGCCGCCCCGATGAGTGCCTGTTTCTTCTTGAAAGCTGCTTTGACGTCTTCCGAGATCGGGATGAAGACGATGAGTGCCGGAAGTACGGATTCTGCCGCATCAATCGCGAAATCGATGCCATGGTATTCGTGGCCGATAAATGATGGGATTGCTAGCAGATAGCAGCTGAACGCCCAGAACGCGAAGAAGAACAACGTCCGATTCTTCATTGCAGTACCTGACATGTGCGTCTTAGCTGTGGCGCTTGACGTTCGGTTGACGTAAAGCCTGTCATGAAGTCACACCCGTAGATAGCCTCGCCCTCAAACCTCGTCAGACCTAATCTTTAAAAATGTTCTCGTCACGGCGGTCAGGACAACGGCCTGATCTGCCCCGACCGATGAGTGTGTCTTGGATTCGCTGCCGCCCTGACGGGCTTGTCGCGAATCCTGCGCCGAACAGAAGGCATGAATCTGGGGAAGTGCAGAGGATGTGGGAGAGACAATCGAGGGACAGGCTACTTGGTCGTGGCGAGGACTCGGAGCGCTTCGCCGAGTCCGGCGTCATGGATTTGGGTGGCTGCTTCGTCGAGGAGTCCTTTTTCCGCAAGGAGTTTGCAGAGTTGCAAGATGACGGCGTTGTTCGTGCTGCGTCCTGCGAGGTCTTGTCGGAGCTTGGCTTCATCGAGGACGGTGTTGCATCGCACGCAGTACGGTGTCGTCGGCTGATTGAGCATCGTGCATGACGGGCAGGTTCGCGGTGCGAGATCGTCGCGGCGCTGCTCTTGCGGTGCGAGGTGGTTCTCGCGAAGGATGGCGTTGTTTCCGTCGTCGGCGGTGAGGTGCGCGTAGATCGCGAGCATTCTGCTAGACGGTGCCCAGCCGAAGTACATCTTCGCTTGCTGCTCGTTCATGATGCCGCTCGCGACGCAGTACGTTGCCCTGCTGTGACGAAAGAGGTGGGGATAAATGCGTTTTTTGATGCCCGCTGCCTGCACGGTTCTGATGAGCATGGTTCTGAGCGCCTGGTAGCCGACGTGGCGTGGTTCTGCAGTCCGCTGGTTGTACACCCACAACGGACTATCGGGATCGTCGCGAAAGGGATGCACGGCAAGCCATTGGGTCAGATACGGAGCGCTACTAATCACGAGCACGTTGCGGTGTCCGGTTTTCCCACACAAGTCAAGGAGATAACCGAATTGGTGCTTCGTCAGGTGCCGGACCTGCATATTGCCGGGCTCGCCAATTCGTCCGCCTGATTCCCAGAGCGTCGCGATGAGCGCCTTATCCCGCGGATTGTCCGCAGTCTCGATGAGGTGTCCGATCTCTGCTGGCGTGTAGAGCTCGTGGCGTTCGAGTCGCCGTCGATCTTTCGTCTTCACGCTCGCATTGAGCCAAGACACCATTGCTGGCGGATGCTTCGTGGGAAACTCGGCGGGCACGAGTACCCACGTCATGAACGTGCGCAAAATGGCGCGATACGTTCCGAGCGTTTCAGCACTATATGCGGGCTGTCGCGCCAAGAGACGCGCGATCAACTCCTCCAAGTCTTGTCGAGTCAGCGTGTCAAAGTCTTTTGCGATAACGCGTGCAAAGAGCGTCAGCGCTCCCATGACCCGAATCAACCGCACCTTGCCGCAGATGCTCTTGACCAGGCACGCGTCGCGATACCCGAAGATGAGATGCCTATTGCGATCGCTGATCTCAGCACGCTCAACAGCGGCTGCTGCCTGGAGATATTTCCGTCCAAAACCGTGGATATCAATACTACGCTCGGACCGTGCCATATGAACCAGCCTCCCGGACAACCAAAGGTCGTCTACGGAACTTTCAAAGGCCGCCTGACACCCGCACTGCCACAAACGACAGTATCGGCTCTGCACAAGTTGCTAAACGCCCAAGCCCGGGTTTCAGCAAGATGTGTAGAGCCGCTTTTGCTGTGCTTGGTTGTGAGCGGCCTTCTTTGCTGAGGATAGATTGCTTAGTATTTATGTTTTTCGTCGGAATGGACAGTGGGGAGAAATGCAAGAAAAGGAAAAAAGAATTTCATGTGCTGTTGTGTTTACGGTTCTTCGTCGTCGGTCTGCGTCTCGTAGAGTTCTTGGTAGCGCTCGTAGAGTCGCTTGATCCATTCGTCTGTCATCGTTTGTTCTTCCCTGGTGTTTGTTTCGGTGGTATTGCTTTCGGTGGGTGTTCCGTCTCAGGTTTTTGGTTCGATGGGTGTTCCAGTTCAGGTGGTGCCTCTTTGGGCACTTCCGTCGTCGCCGGGTCGTTGGGTGCGTTTTCGGCTGGGTGCTTGGGTGCCAGTCGCGCCACTGCGAAGTCGGCATACTCCTTGTTGCTTTCGATGAGCAGGTAGTGGCGCTTGAGCTGCTGTGCGGCTACTCCCGTGGTGCCGGTTCCGGCGAAGGGGTCGAGGATGGTATCTCCCTCCTGGGTGTAGTCCTCAATGAGGTACCGCAGCAGACGCACGGGTTTCTGCGTCGGGTGCTGCTTGTAGTCTTTCAGCGTCCGGTAGTCCAGGATGGGGACGGTCCAGACTCGGTGCGCTCTGCGTCGGTAGTCTCTGCTCCAGCAGATCACGAGCTCGTACGCGTGCGCGCTCCTCGCGTCTGGCTTGGCCCAAACGCTTCTGCTGACTTCGAACCAACCCGGCGGCGGCAGCGGCGGCGATGCGAGTGGCGTCCAGAAAAAGACGATGTGCTTGCGCGCTTTCTTCGCTGCCAAGTACAGCCCGGCGATCCCGTCAATCAGGGAATCACTGAAGAGGCCGCTCCCGTTCGGATACGGCGGGTCCGTGATCACGGCGTCCACGCTCAAGTCGGGCATGGCGGCGAGCATCGGCAGGCTATCGTGGTGCAGTACGGTATCGAGTTCCATAATGTCCTCCGTTTTGGGGCGTTCTCCCAAACGAAGGACACGGCGTCTCTGGCGGCTCTTGGAGGGCGCGCGACACGCCCGCACTGGACATTGTCGGCGGCGCGATATAAGCCAGCGTTGGCCTCTGGGGGACTATGAAGTCGCCCCTGCACCCGCTGGTTTTCAAGCACCTCCGGTCCGTCCAAGCCAGCGATAAAGTTGGCTTGCATGGGTTCTTCCGGCGCAACCACGACGCGCCGCGCTCGTCGCGGACGGTGTATCGCTGGCAGCGCAGCCTTGGGGACCAGTTGCTCGTTGTGCCGAACGTGCTTGTCGAGCGCTTGGGCTTGCGGCACGCGCACGTCTTTGTCGTGAACCCTGATCCGTCCTGGCTCTCCTTGCCGTATGCGGTGGAGTCCGCATGGGTGACGCCGGACTTTTGTCAAGAGGTCTTGTACTTGCACTGCCTCGTGCCGGTCAGTACGGTGTTCGCGGACGTGCTCGCGCGGTATCCGTGCGCTCGTGTCGAGGTCGTATGGTCCGGGAGCGGCTGGCAGAGTTTCTTACAGGATGACTATGCGCTGGGCGTCACGAAGCCGGTCCCGCCGGGGACGAGTGATCTGGCGCGCCGGTTGCCGTTCGTGATTCCGGCGATGCTGGAGCTCTGGACGTACCCGAATAGTTTGCCGCTCGGGTGGGCACGCATCCGACTCCGGCTCGGGACGAGCGTGCGGCAGTACTTGCCGCGTACGCGCATCCAGTACGTGAACGGCAAGACGCATCTCACGGCGGCGTTTCGCGCGCTCAAAGAGGAAGCGCTCTTGCAGCAGCAGCTCATCCGGTATCATCCTTTACTTGCGCAGAGCGTTGAGGTCTTCTTGACGGCGCGCATGGACCACGACGAGGTGCTCGTCTTTTTGCAGCGTTTGCGCCCGTGCCTGCACGCGATCGAGACGTACCCGATGGAAGGCGGTTACTGGTGTCGTTTGCTCGGGCCGCACCGCTTGTTAGACGCCATCATCAATGTCCCGACAATTGAACGCGAGCGCTTGTCCGGCGTGCACTTCCACACCAAGCGCCACCCCACGCCCGTCGTGCGCTTCCACTACGAAACGCTCTTCGATCCAACGAAGGGAAACTGGAGGACCGCATGAGCATCGACGACCTCCTCGGAAAACTGCACGAGGACCGCGCGGGCACCATCGAAGACCAGCTCACCGCGCTCGAACGCGAAATCGCCAAGCGACGACTCGTGAGCGCGGAGACCGTCGTGACGCTCTTTGGACAGATCGGCGAATTGCGCGCGCAAATCCTCAAGCTCCTCCCGGAGCACGAGTTCGCACCCGACCCCAACCGCGCCATCCGCGAGCCACTCGAGCGCGAGCGACGCGAGCTCGAACGTGAACTCCAAGAAGAATTGCGGGACCGTTGGCGCGACCAGCAAGAGCTCCGTCGCGAGCACCGCCAGCTCACGCGCGAACACACGGAGGAAGCGCAGCGGTACGAACGACACACGAGCAGCTACGACGGGTGACGTGATTGCTGCCGGACGTCTTCAAGCGCCTCAAACCGTTATACGGAAAACGCATCGATGACCTGTGGATCGCGTACAACGTCGGCACGCCCGAAGACAAGATCGCCATCGACGAGGTCCTCACCATCCTCGCCGTCCGGCGACTCGGGATCGCCGTTGGCGACGAAAAGATCACGCTCGAACCGCCAACCGCGTCCGTGATTGGCGGCGGCGAGTACACGCTCGGCACCGTCAACTATCCTGGCCTTCCGCCGTATCCGTTCACGTTGTACCGTCGGGAGCTCTTGCGGCACCTCTTCCTCCTCGGTCCTTCCGGCACGGGGAAGAGCACGCTCATCCTCGGGCTCTTGCGGCAGCTCTTGCGTGATGGGCTCGATTTCTGGAGCGTGGACTTCAAAAGAAACTATCGTTGCCTGCTCGGCGATCCCCACGCGCGACGACTCGTCGTGCTCACCGTCGGACGAGGCACGGCACCGCTCCGGCTCAACATGTTGCAAGCGCCGCACGGCGTCGAGCCAGCGGAGTGGGCGGAGGCGCTCACGGACATCATCAGCACCGCGTACCTCCTCATGCAGGGAGCAAGGAACGTCCTCAAGGAATCCCTGTTAAACGCAATCACTACGCATGGTGCTCGGGGGACGCTGCGTGACGCGCTCGACCACCTGCGTCTCCAGCTCGGGACGTCGCGCGGCGGAAGCCGACGATACGGGTGGCTCGAAAGCAGCTACCGTTCGATTGAGGAATTGACGAAGGGAGCGCTGGGGAACGCGCTCAACGCGCCCGGCGAGATGACGCTGGGCGACTTGCTGGACGTGCCGGTCGTGTTCGAGCTCCAAGGACTCGGCGAGGATCAAAAGCGGTGCTTCTGCCTGTATCTCCTCCAGGCCGTGCTGCTCTTGCGTAAGCACCAGAGCGATCAGCGCGAAGTCCTCCGTCACGTCCTCGTGTTTGACGAAGCGCATAACGTCTTCCCGAAGGAACAGTGGGGACAGCTCGGCGTGCCATCAAAGCTCGCGCGCGAAGTGCGTGAGTACGGTGAGGCGCTCATTGCTGCGACCCAGCAAGCGGATGTCGCGGACTCGCTCATCGCGAATAGCGGAACAAAACTCATCCTGCGCACTGACTACCCGAAGGATGTGGACTTCGCAAGCAAACTCCTGCAAGTCGATGCGCGCTGGCTTGCGAAGATCCCGCTCGGCCAAGGCATCGCGCGTCTGCCCACGCGGTACTACCAGCCGTTTCTCTTCAACTTCCCCGAGCAACCGTTAAAAAACCAAATCGTGACCGACGAGCGCGTACAAGTGCGTTATGCGCAATGGACGCGGACCGAGCACGCGATGCCGCCGGTCGTCATTCCAACGCAGAAGGAAGTTAGCGAGGGATTGCGTCCGCGCGAGCACGAACTGCTGCTTGACGTGGCAGCGCACCCGATTAGTGCGGTGACGGAGCGCTATGCGCGCCTCGGCTGGAATCCGAAGACGGGGAATGGGATTAAGGATGCGGTCCTCCAAGCGGGACTCGTGGAGTTCGTGGTCATCGATGCTGGGCGCACGCGCGTCAAGCTCCTCACGCTCACGAGTGCCGGAGAACGGCTCGTCGTGGACAACGGCGGCACCATCCAGCGGTCAGGTCGAGCGGGGATGGAACACGAGTTCTGGCGCGCACGACTTAAGGAACGCTGCGAAGCACGGGGCTACACGGTCACCGAGGAGTACCACCTCGGGAACGGCAAGCGCGTCGACCTGCGCGCCGTCCGCGACGGACGGATGTACCTCATCGAGATCGAGACGGGTAAATCCGACGTCAAAGCGAACGTCGAGAAGTGCGCGGGTCACGGTGCGCTCGTCGTCTTCTTCTCCAGCGCTGCGGCGCGGGATGCCGCCGTCGACGCGATCCCCGCGACGTGTACGGTCATCACGCCGGAGACACTCAACATGTTGCACCGGCTTCTCCTGTGACGGTTTTCGGATTTACCGGCTACGCGGCGTCCTGGCGCGGTTTCTGCGGGATTTACCCGGATTTACCAGGACTACAAGAGCGTTGTTTCCGTCGGAGGGCGTTTGAGTTCTTGCCATTCTCCCGTGGCGAGTTTGTGCGCCTTGAGCGCTTGGAGCGTGTCCCATTCTTGGCGCGTGGCTTGTATCCATACTTCCATGTCGTTCGTGTCGGTGTGATGTTTATCGTGGTTCCTCGTGCGTTCTCGTGGTTGTTCCGTTCGGTAGCGTAATAAACCCGGCGTGCTTTGTGTCGGGGTATGTGTGGTCGATTTGGGTCGTTTGCTGAGTGGAGCGAGCTGCAGGACAAGTTCGCGGTGACGGAGCTTGATGACGCGGTGCGCCCAAGCTACAACATTGCGCCGACGCAGCGTGCGCCCGTGATTCTCGATGCGGCACCGTCGCGCGTGTCCGCGGTGCAGTGGGGTCTCGTGCCGTCCTGGTCGAAGGAGCCCAAGATGGCGTTTAGCATGATCAACGCTCGGGCGGAGACGCTCGGTGAGAAACCAGCGTACAAGCACCTCGTCCAGCGTCGTCGCTGCGTCATTATTGCGAGCGGGTTCTACGAGTGGCACACCAAGGGCAAGGTGAAGCAGCCGTACTTTCTCCAGTACCGGGACGGAGTGTTCGGCATGGCGGGCTTGTGGGACGAGTGGCACAGCCCTGATGGGAAGACCGTGCTGCGGACGTTCACGATCATCACCACCTCGCCCAACGAGCTCATGCAGCCCATCCATGACCGGATGCCCGTCATGCTCACGCCAGCGCAGTGCAAGGCGTGGCTCGTCACCGGCGACACCGGGTTGCTCCACGCATTCCCTGCATCGCTGATGACTGCGACGCGTGTCAGTCCGCTCGTCAATAACGTCAGGAACAACAACCCCGACGTGCTCCGTCCCCTCAACGCGTGAAATGCCCGCACTGGTCAGGGCGGCGACCCAAGGAAGGGAAGAGTTCTTAAATTACTATTGCCTATCGAAGAGAAGAAAAGAACAGGGGGCCGGACTTGCACCGGCGGCCTATTGGGAACTCGCCACACTGGACATGTCGAACGAAGCATTCCCTTCGGGTCTCTACCACTATTACCCCTGCCAGCTCGCGCTGAATGTGATTATTTGAACGCATCAAGGAGCCGCTTCACCTTCTCGATCTCCTCAGGCGTCACATCTTCTGGCAGAATCAAGCGCGCCAGTCTACCCTCTGAGAGTACGCGCTCGATAACGTGAACTCGTGATGCCGCGGCCTTGGATGGCTGCCCGACGTATGAGCGCTCGGGCTCCGTACTCGTCGCGCTATCGAGGACGGTTGGGTCGAGATCTGAGAGTGAACATAGCGCTCGAAATGTTTCCGCGGTTGCCTTTGCTGCGCGCTGGCCTAAGCCCGTGTGCGTGCTGAAGAAGTTCAGCAGTGTCTGGTGGTCTTGCTGTCCAGCGTTCGGGTAGACCTTGAATACTTCTTGATAGCCTTCGCGCACCGCCGCCCCGAGTACGCCGCGAGCCTGGGTTCTATCTCTGTACCGTTTATACCGTTCTGTGGGCGACCCCGCCTCATCAATGAATTTGAGGAACCGCAAGATGGGTATGATGTTCCTGTCGTTGCTGCTCCTGAAGTCAATCGCCGCAAGGTGCTTTTGGCTGACCTTGTCAGGTGTTCCCATCGTCGGGATTTTCTCGAAGAACTTCTTCAGGCTGCCTGTCTTGAGGGTATAGGGGTAGTTGGCCATACAATCCGCGTATAGCTTTCTATATATAAATGTTCGCAAAGCGCCAAACTTCGTCAGTTGTCGTCTCAGAAACTTGGTAACCAACTTGGTTGGTCGCCTAAAGATGAGAATGATGACGAAATATGTCGGTCCGTTAGACGATCCTCGACGCGCACGCGCAGCAGCATGCTCGTAAATAGCGTCAAGCACAACACCCGCGATGTCCTCCGTCCCCTCAGCGCGTGAACGACTGCACTGGTCACGGCGGCGACCCACCTATAAGCGCACGAGGACTCCGCACTTGCTATGGCACGCTGTCCGAACTGCAAGAACCATACCCTCGTCACCGTCGTCTCGATCTTCGGGAGCGCGCGAGACCGTTTAGCGTGCCAGAACTGCGATTACCGCGAGTACCATCGCGCGCTCGATGACCTTATTCCGCGAGGGCTGTGTTGATGCGCGCGAGCAGGCTGGTCGTGGTCGCGGCGTAGGCGTTGGCCTGGGTCTTGGCGTCCTTGAGCTGGGTGTCCAGGTCGTTGCCAGTCGTGTGGAGGTCATTGGCGATGAGGACGCATTGTGCGGCGTGCTGGAGGTCCGCTCCTTGCGCCAGCACGCGGTCGAGCGTGTCGAGTGTGCCGGTCGCGTTTTGGAGTCGTTCGTTCATGTCGTCTTCGGTGTGGCGTCGGAGCGTGTTGATGCTGCGTTGCGTTGCCGGGTTCGTGATCTGTGCTCGTTCTTGGTCGAACGTTGCGAGCTTGGCGGTGTACGTGGTTTTGTAGTCTTCGATGTCGTTGCCTAGTCGTTCGCGGAGCGTCTTGAGTCGCTCGGTCGTGCGGTCGAACGCTTGCAACTCCGTGGGGAGCGCGGCGTTCTTGTCGGGGTTCTCGACGTCGCGCGAGAGCTGTGAGGCCTGGGCGCGGGTCATGGTTGCGGTCTCGCGCAGGTCGTTCTGGTCGCGCTTGAGATTATTCGTTGCTGCCTCGACGGTTTGCGCGCGGACGGTCGAGGGGTTCGTGAATTGGGTGATCGCGACGAGCCCGATGCCGATCGCCAATAATGCGCCGATGAGTTTCATGATGGTGTCCTTTCGTGGTGCCGCTTCGTTCTGGTGCGGCTCCTTTTCAAGGAACAACAATGCGCGAACGTCGGGGCGAAGTCCAGTCGGAAGAACGGTCATCGGTAGTGGTCGCCATCCACTCCCGCATGGCTTTCCAAATGTGGTTGGGGACGCGCTTGTTGTTCCTGCCGCGCAGGTCCGAGATCACGAGTCCCTTCTTTGTTCGTTTGATGGAGAGTGTGGCGCGGAGGCCGGGTGCGTGGATGGCGTAGAAGAAGCGCTTGCCGAGTCGTGCTTCTTGTTCGTGCGTGATCGCGCAGTGCTGGAGGAGGAGCGTTTCGCGCAGGAGTTCGCCCGTCGTGCGGAGCGGCATGATGCGGAGTTCGGGCGTCTCGATGCCGGGCACGAGCGGCGGCGCGAGGAGCGTTGTGGTCGAGAGCGTGATCCGTCGGGCCGCGCAATCGTCCGTGTATGCGAGGAACCAGTGGAGTGCGGCAACCGAGCGGAGCGGTATCGGGGGCTCCGTCGCGAAGTGCGTGAGTCGCTCGTGGAGGTCTTGGACGTCGGGTAGCGTGAGCGCACTCGCCGCGTCGATGAGGCAATCGGGCGTAAGCCACGCGCGCACCAGCGGGTCCATGAGGAGCGCAAGGCCCGGTCGCGTGATACGCGGGAGGTCGGCTAACGCGTCGATGACGGACTCCTGGTGACACGCGCTGCTGAGCGCGCGCAGGAGTCGGACGGTGAGCGCGCTCGGTGGGAGTCGCTGCAAAACCCGAGCGCACCGTGGCGTCGAGGGAAAGCCGAAGAGGCCGAGGACATGGTGGCGCTTGCGCTCCACGAGATCGCGCACCGGCGTCCTGATGCCGAACCTCCGGCGCTCCGCAATAAGCAACGCGAGGACGGGATGGTCCTCTAGGAGTTGCAGGAAGTACGCTCCGCCCCTCGCCGCGGCCCAGACGAAGCGGAGGTGGTTGCTTGGGAACCGCGCGACCAACGCTCGGACAACGTCGGGAATGATCGCGAGTGTTCGTGCGAAGGCGTCGGCTCGCTCTTGCTTCGCCATGCTCGGGAACGGGAGGGCGTGGATGCGGTCGATCTCGCGCTGCATCGTGCCGAGGTGAAACCAGGTCGGCACGAACGGACGCCATCCCTTCCCGTGTTCCCAGCGGCGCGCGCCTGGCTGCGTCCACGGACGGATGACTTCGAGCCACGTCCCGTCCGCCACGACGAGACGACCGTCGCTGAATTTCGCGTGCGGCCACACAAGCAACCCGTTTCTGACCGTCAT